TCGGCTTCCGGGACGAACCGATGGACGGTAACCAATCCGCGCCGTTGTCAGGTCGGGGACGAAGGCTCACCGCTGCGGCGGCGGGGGAAGCAGACCCGCATGGAGAGCAATGGCGGCAACGGCGCGTAGCGCTGCGCGCATCCTGCCCACCCGATGCCTACGATAGGATAGGTCCGCTTGGCGGCCGGCGTAGCGCCCGGCCCGCAGCCCTTGACATATCGTCCACAATCCATGTTTTATTCGCGCGAGTTGCCGCGGCAAGTGCCGAAGCCTCTAGTTCGCTAGGGAGAGAAGCATATACGGCAATGTCACAGCGGAAGACCGCAGATGCTGTGAACTTGAGTCGGTCAGGACGTGGCCATGCCGGAGGGCTGTAACCGACTGCCGGAAGTGATGGAGGAAGAGCGTTGTTGCAACATCGAGCTTCCTCCGTTGTGATCGAGATAGCTGAGAGAGCGGACTTAACCGCGGTGTAAACGCGGGGCCAAGCTTTACGGCGGGTTAGAGCGTAGGGATACCCGGAAGGAAGCCCAGCAACGATGCTTTAAGGGGAAGAAAGATCGCTCCCCAAGAGTTGCAAAGGCAGCGTCAAGCCTACGTTGGTCAGTCCGACAAAGGGAAGAACGGCCCGGTGCGCGATCCATCGGGCCGTTCGCTTTTTGTGAGGGGATAGGAGCCAGACCTACAGGCGGTTCAAGTCCGCCATCCCTCTGCGCCCTTAGCTCATTTGGATAGAGCGTCGCGCTTCGGACGCGAAGGTGCTGGGTTCAAATCCTAGAGGGCGCGCCAATCTCGCTTCGTCTAATGGTAGGACATCGCACTTTGACTGCGGGTATCCACGTTCGAGTCGTGGAGCGAGAGCCAAATATTTTTTCAGCCCATCTTTTCTTCGGTAAACGCACGTCCGACATCCAATTGGCGTTCATCTAGATGCGATGCCATCGGAGTCAAGCCTGCACGGATCGGCGTTCCAGTCCCTGATTTATAAGGCTTAGATGAACGCGCGATGTGCGCGCACCGAAAATATGGAAAGTCGATTTGTTAAGATGCGTCTTCACCTCATGGTGAGGTGAGGCGCGCCACGGCAATGGCGCGCGCTCTTTGACAATCGAAGGACTATTGCAATGGTGAGCATGAAACAATTGCGCCGCTTTGTGAAGCTGCGTAACGAGTCCAGCTATTTTACCAACCTCCAATTCCTGAGCGATGCTGGCGCTTGCGGATTTGAGCCGGCGGCCTTGGGTGATGTGCGTAAGTTCACGCTGGATGGGTTCGATGGCTATGAATGGAACGTGCCCCTCAAGGAAGGAGGCATCGAAATTATGTTGGAGTTCGGTCGGAAGCTCTACCTCTGTTCCAACAATGATCCTGACACAGACAGCATGATTGCACTGTGGAAGGACGAGGCGGTCTATCTACAAGCTGCTTAAATAAAACGCCCCGGCTGGGAAACTGGCCGGGGCGTTTTCATATTCCCATGGCTCGCTCGATAGCCTGCGCGCGCAGCCGTTTCCACAACCGCTTTTCCAGCAGGTCAAGCTGTAGCGTCCAGCCTATGCGCTTAGCTTTTTGCTTCACGCGCCTATGGAGCCACCTCACACGGCGATCCGTCAGCGGCCAGTGCTTGGGGCACAGCCAATCCGTAAAGCCTGTCTCTGCCTTGCAGGAGCGCCTACAGCCGGGAACGGCGCAGGGGACACGATCACCCGGCTTCATCTACCGCCTCCAACGCGCACTCAATAAACATCGCCGCCAGTATCGGATCGATCGCATTCCCGAATACCCGCAATATCCCTAGACGGTTTTCGATTTTCTCCGCCGTGACCGGGAAGCAACTCTTCGCAGAGAGTCGCTCCACGCCGCCGGGTATCCCATGAGCCATCCCGAAAAATAAGGATTCAATCTCAGGCCCGATGGGAATACGTCGCGACTTCCCGTCCCGGCAGACGATAAAGCCGCTACGACCTCGGTATTGAGCGGCAAGCTGTTTCGGTGGAATTGCGACGCCCCGCATTGTTCGCGCTGTCCTGCACTGTCGGTGTGGCCCAGGGCCACACCGTTCTGACTTGCTCCTGCAAATCCGCGCCGCCCGCCCCGCGCTCCTTGCGTTTCGAGTTTGGCCCCCCCCGTTAAGGTTTTCGGTGTCGCCCATGAAGATACGAGAGCCACCGTTTTGCGCGACGAGTCGTTGTTGCCCGCTTCGTTGTAATTCTCCGTCGCCTTCGCGCCAGCCATAGGAGTCGGCCACCCAGTAGTTCCGATATCGGATGTGCGGCGCGCCCGCACCCGCAGAGCAGAGATTGATGGCCCCGCAGGCATATCTATCTCCTTCCAGATCAGCACGAACTCCGGCGAACCATTCAAGTCCATCTTTGCTCGCAACTTGTTCGCCAAGCACCGTTGGAGGTCTGCGCTCGGAGATAAGCTGGCAAAAAGCGGGCCAGAGGTGTCGTTCGTCGGCATGGCCTTTTCGCGATCCCGCAAGCGAAAGCGGCTGACAGGGACATGAGCCAGTCCAGATGGGCCGGTCGGTTGAGACGCCAGCAAGCGCGAGGGCGAGCGCCCATCCGCCTGCACCTGCGAAGAAGTGGCATTGGGTGTAACCGGTGAGGTCGGAGGCTTTGACATCGAGAATACTCCTGTTGTCCACATCGCCATGCGGAATGAGGCCATCGCGCATAAGCTGTTCGAGCGCCGCGCAAACGAAATCGTCATTATCGTTGTAGTAAACGCGCCCCATGTCAGCCTGCCATATCGGCGGCGAGCGTATCGAGATTTAGGCTTGGCTGCGCTGGCGTTTGGGAGGTTGCGTAGCTCGGTGCTTCATCACGGATAGCTGAGACTTCCATGCTGCACCATAGATCGAGCGAGAGCTTCGATATGGCGCCGTCACGGTTTTTGTAACCTACGGTGCGGCATGAATTTTCCACCTCGCTCAATTCGGCTCGCCAGTTAATCCACGATTGCGAAACCGTGCCATCCGCATTCTTGTATTCTGGCGGTCGTTGTTCGATGAACCATGCCTTGCGGAAGATGGTGAAGAGAATATCCACGGCCTGTTCAATGCCGCCGGACTCCCGGATGTCTGCGACGGTCGGAGGCGATTCCCGTAGCTTGCCGTTGGCATCGACATCCTTGTTTTTCATCTGCGCCAAGCCCACCAAGTCCCACCCGATATCTTTCACGATGTCGCCCAGCGCGTAGATGATGTCCGTAATTTCCTGATCGCGGCGCACATCTCTTCCGCGGCGTGGGTCTTTCAGCTTTTGCACGAAGTCCACGACCAAGCGTCCCTGCTTCTTCGGATACTTCTTTGCCATCGCGCGGGCACGCATTCTGATGGTCGGCACATCTATGTCGCCTTCATCGCATACCGTGAGAGGCCAAGTTGCAATCTCACGCTGGGCCTCCAAAAGCTGCTCAATCTCGATGTTTGTGAGATTGCCGGAGCGCAGTTTCCAAGACGGTATGGGAGCAACGCCGTTGTAAATGAGGTGATGATATTCGCAGAGCGTCCGATTGCTCCACTGCTCGGCGCTCATGTCGGCGGAGATGATAAGCGTGGGGTTGCCGTCTTGTGCGGAAGCCCGGCCTATCACGTTGGCGATGGCGCTCTTGCCCATGCCGGATCGTGCGGCAATGACCGCCCGGTCGCCGGGCATCAATCCGCCGCCAAGCGCCCGGTCGAGTTTGCCCAAGCCCGTTGAGATACCGCGTGGCCGTTCGTTGCCATGTTTGAGCCAGCGCTCGGCCCGTTCCAGCGCCCCAAGCATGATGTCGCCGGCTGAGCGTGTGCGGTTGGGCGCATCGGCCCGCAGGTTCAATATCGCCTCAACGGATTCGGATGCGATCTTGGCCGACGAAAACTCATGTGGTGCCTCATAAGCGGCATTCACGACATCTTCACCAATGCGAATAAGCGCCCGCCGCGCGGACAGTTCTTTGAGGATGCGAACAAAGGCTTTCACGTTTGGCATCGCTGGCGCGCTGAGTGCCAGACCCGCAAGGTAGCCATGGCCGCCCACCTCTACCAAGCCCGGATCGGCCTTCATCTCCGCGTGGAGAATGAGCGGTGTTACTTCGCCCTGCGCAGCGAGAACACAGAGGATTTGGAATATCCGCTGATGAAGAGCCTCGTAGAAATCTTCCTCCCGCAGGCTCGCTGCGGCTTCATCAATGAAGCTGTTATTGACCAACAGACTGCCAAGAAGAGCTTGCTCGCATTCGATATCGTAAGGGACATGGCGATATTCCTCAATCATCTCTGCGCCGCTCCCTGAAGCTCTGCGTTCAATTCCCGCTTGGCCTGTTTCCTGCGCCATCGTTCCTTGCGCCAATCATCATCGTATTGGCCTTGATCGAGGCTGTTGTAGAGTATGGATGTGCACGGGTCTTCGCAGAATGCGCGAACGTCGCGCCACATATCTTTCTTTTCCGCGAGGCTCATGCGGTCGTAATCAAATGCTGTTGCTGTGATCCTGGAATTTTCCGACTTCATTTCCATAGCTATCCCATCCCTTGCGCGCGTTTCGCGCAAACATTTCCAAATAAGGTCCATCTGCCAGGCGCTCGATGCGCCCATATACGCAGTCCGGTTTTCGGCTGTGCTGGCGCGCCGGTTCTATGATGCCCATGCGAACGCCAGCATCGTTGCGCTTGGGCTTCCCGCGCGTGGCAAGCAAGCACGGTTCGGTGTTGCTCCGTGTCCAGAAGCCAAGTTTCATATCGGCTTTGATGGAGTCGTCAAACATGTCCATCTGCATTCCGTTCGCCTTCATCCAATCGAAGCCGGCCGTCTTGTATGTGAAGCCATAAGCCTCAATACATTCAAGCGCGCGCGGAAGCATCGGCCACGTTGCCCACATCAAAAGGATGCAATCCTTCGCGGCGATGTCCGCGATGGGAAGCGCACACAGGTCTTCATGCGATAGTGTCTTGTAATGCTTTGTGGCGTTGCGATTGAGGGGCGCATCCGGCGCAGCCTCTTTCCACGGTCGCCAATGCCATGGGAAGTCTGCGTAGATGACGCGGTAATGGTTGCGCGGTATCGCAGCCAGTTCGGTATAGATCATAGACGCGAGAGCCAGATAAGCGCGTGACTGTCCATGATCTTCCCCCGTTCGTTCGGATGCTTCTTGACGAAATGATCCGCGCCATTGCGCAAAACCACGTAGCCGCGTTTGCGCAAGGTCATGATGGCCGCATAAACGGTTTTCCGTTCTGGGTATTTCGAGGGCGATTGCGTCTCGTTGAGCGGCAGACGATCCTGTCTCACAGCAATTTCTCTTGCAGGAATTGGCTGTGTCCCCACACAAGGATGCACGCGGCTTCGGCGGCGTTATGATCCGTGATGGTCCAGCCCTGCATGGCGCAATAGCGTAGCGCGTGGGCCTTTGGATTTGCCACGCGGCCATCGCCAAATAAGGCCTTGCGCCACGACTGCGGAGCAACCAGCAACACCTTCTTGGCGCCGCCCTCGATCGCTGCGCCTTGGGCAGCACCGGAAAGCATGACAAGCGAGCGGTCGCCGTGGGAGCTTGTCTGCACCCATGAGCCATCTTTGCGCTTGCGTTGAATGCCCATGAGAGCGCTTTCCATCACAACAACATCAACGCCGTTGGCCTTCACGAAGGCGCGCACATTGCCTGCGATGCTGGCGAGTGAGCGAGGCCGCTCTTGATCGCTAAACCCTTTGAGCTTCCATGTGCCCGACAATGGGCGTCCGGTTCTTTCACCGAACGCCCATCCGGTCACATTGGCGAGGTCCAATGCGAGACACTTCACGGATTATTCCTCTTCTTCGTGTTCGTCGTCTTCGTGCCAATCACCGTCACCATCGCTGGTGTCGGTGCCCTTCATCACCATGTCTTTCTGGCCCGCGTTCCAGCCACGCATGTATTCGTCGTAGCCTTTCGTGCCTTCGCCCCAGCGTTTGAGGTTGGCATTGCGACCGTTCTTGCCGTCGCCATAGCCTTCCGCATAAGCCTGCTCTTCGACCGTGCCATACTTGGCTTCGTAAAGGTCGATCTGCACCGGCAAGCCGCGCAGCTTGGCGAGTCTGCGCATCTCCATAAGCTGCGCAGCCAAGTCTTCGGGGTCGAGCCGTTCCAGCTTCATGGTTTCCGTGAAGGCTTGGACGTTCATGCCCATTTCCTTCATCTTCTTCTTGTGATCGCCCACCTTCCCGGAGGCCGACCGCGCTTTCGCCATGAGATGCAGGAGCGTTTCATAGGCGAATGTTGCGTCTTTGTCGGATGGCAAATTGCTCAGCAACAATTGAGCGCCATGCGATGTCTCAACGGCTTCTTCCTTCGTGGGCTTCGCGGCGCGGCGTCCCCTTGCGGCTGGCTTCTTCTTGCCAGCAACTTTTCTTCCTTTCGGCATTCATCTTTCTCCGGTGGCGGCAGAGGGTTACGGAACACAGGCTTGCCGCCAAAGGCCGTGCGCCGAGAAAATGGTCCGTATGCAATTTTGTGCTTGGCAAACCACTTCGCAGGATTTATGCGTGTGCGAGGTAATTTCCGCAAGAGGCACCATGCAACAAAGTATCTTGTCGCTCGCACATCGCGCGCACTTCGCCATCTCGGCCCGTTACAGACGGGCGCTAGGCGATCTGACCGACGCTCGTTTCCGCGTTCTGGAAGCTCTGATGGTGGACGAAGTGCCTGTTAGCCAAAGTGTTTTGCTGGGTTATGGCTTCGATACCTCCACCATTTCCGCAATGCTCCCCACGATGGAGCGCGACGGCCTGATACGAATCGTCCGTGATATGCAGGATCGGCGCCGCCGCATCGTCAGCCTCACACCGGATGGGCGCAAAGCCTATAAAAAGGCTGCAAAAGCTATCGAGAAGGTGGAGCAAAGTATCCCGGGAATCATACTGAGACAGTGGCGGACGGACCTGGAATCCATCATCCAATTGGAAGTGTAAGCCATGAAGCATCTGGTTCTTGTCGATGCCAGCGGCTTCGCGCACAGGGCATTTCACGCGCTTCCCGCCACATACCGCGCCAAGGATGGCTTCCCCACATGGGCAATCCTTGGGTTCATGGACATGGTGTGGAAGATGTTGGGGCGCTTGCAGGCCGACCCGGCGGATTATGGCGCAGCGGTATTTGACTTTCCGGGCAAGAACTTCCGGCACAAGCTGTTCCCCGAATACAAAGCCAACCGCGCCGCCGGCCGTTCGGAAGAATTGAACGTCCAGCTTCCGGTGATGCGCCACGCCGCAGAAGCCTTGGGGCTGTGTCCTATCGAGGCAGAGGGCTACGAGGCGGACGATCTGATTGCGTCTCTGTGCGCTTGGGCGAGAGCGCAGAACATTCGGACCACCATTGTTTCCTCAGACAAAGACTTCGGCCAGTTGGTGGAGGATGGCTGGGTTGAGATAGCCGACCCCATGAGTCGCAAGCGCGTGGGTGAGGCGGAAATCAAAGAGCGCTGGGGGGTGAAGCCAAAATTCGTGCCGGAAGTGCAAGCCTTCATGGGTGATTCCGTCGATAACATTCCGGGCATTCCGGGATGCGGGGACAAGAAAGCCTCGCTGTTGATCCGCCGTTTCAATTCCATCGAAGGGGTGTTGGAAAACCTGAACCTCATTCGCTGGCCTGCGATTGAGCGGGAGTTGCGCAAGAAGGGCGCGCGCAAGCGGTTGGAGCTTTACCGCGATCTGGCAACGCTGCGGAGCGATGTGGAAATTCCCGTGACGCTGGAAGAGTTGACGCTCAGCCCAACGCAGCCCTCGCATGTCAAGGAAATCCTGCGTTTCCTGGATGCCGCGCACAAATACGAAGCGATGTTCGGACAGTCCACGGATTATGATTTGGTGGCCGACAAGGTGCCAAACCCAAAGCAATGGTGGCGCGATGCCGTTGCGGGGAAGATCGCGCACCTGAATGACACGCCGCTTGTCCCACAGGTGGGGTTCTATCAGCGCCGCCTTGTGCGTGGCGGTCCATGGGTGCCGTGCCGTATCTGGCGCGATCCGCAGATGGACTTTGAAACCGAACGCCCCACGGGCCGGGACATCATCCGTTGCGAGGTCAACGGCAAGATCGCAAGCCCGGTGCGAGAATGGGACATCCTCTCCCGCTATCCCATCAAGGAAGAGCTATACGATTACATGGTGGCGAATGCCGCGTGGGCAAAGCAGCATTCTCCCAACGAAGCGATTGCCCGGCCAACCGAACCGATTAACTGGCTTACCGAACCAGTTTAACCAACCACGAAAGACGAAAGAAAGAAGACCCATGACAGACGAAACCTCAGCCCCTATTGGGCACAACTCGCAAGAGACGCTTCCTACCGTCGATGCGCTCATTGACGATCTGACCGAGCGCAACAAAGATGCGCTTGAACATGTGGATGCGCTGCTGGAACGCGGCCAAGAATTTCTCGTTATCGAGAACGATGAACAGGATGCGCAAGCCACCGAGTTCATGGTGAAGGTGCGCGCCCGCTGGAAGGCCAGCGAGGCCGAGCGTGTGGCGGAGAAAGCGCCTTACGATGATCGCGCGGGTGCCATCCATGCGTTCTTCAAGACCCGCATTCTGGACCTCATTGGATTGGCGCCGGCGAACAAGGATGAATCGTTCGATCCGACACAGCGCGCGGACCTTGGTATCGGCCCGCGGGTGAACATGGCGCAGACGATCTACAAGCGCCGCAAGGTCGAAGAGGAACGCAAGCGCCGCGAAGAAGAGGCGCGCAAGCTCCGGGAGGCCGAGGAAGCCGCGCGCCGGGCGCGGGAGGTGGAAGCCCAACGCCAGCGTGAGGAAGAGGAACGGGCGCGCAGGGCCCGTGAGGAAGCCGAGCGCAAGGCCCGTGAAGAGGCCGAGCGCGCCAAGCGGGAGGCGGATGCCGCAGCGGCCAAAGCCCGTCAGGAGGCCGAGGAAGCCGCCGCAGCCGCAGCCCGCAAGCGGAACGCCTCCGCCAAGGCCGAAGCCGAAAAGGCCGCTCAGGAGGTCCGCAAGGCCGCTCAGGAGCGCGAGGAAGCCGCCCGGAAGGAAGCCGAGCGGCTGGCGCAAGAAGAGGCTGAGCGCCGCCGCAAGGCCGCTGTGGCGGAAGCGGAAGCCCAGGCACGGGAAGAAGAGCGCCAACGCAAGGCCCGTGAGGAAGAGAACCGGCTGGCCGAAGAGCGCGCCAAGGCCGAAGCGGCTGCGGCTGCGACTGCGGCGGAGATGTCCCGCAACCGCGGGCAGAAAGGTGGTGTGTCCAGCCTGCGCACCCGCGTCACCTTCCGGGACGTGGATCGTGAAAAGCTCGATTACGCCAAACTTGGCCCATATTTCAAAGACGATCACATCAAGGTCGCGCTCAACGCCTTCAAGGATGCCAACAAGGCGACGGTCCAGAATGGCATCAAGACCGGCAACCAGCCGATTGATGGGGTGATCTTCTACGAAGACACCGTGAACAGTGGGAGGGCGTGATGGCCGAGAGAATGGGTGTCTGTTCAGGGTGCGTTTTCTTCCAGTCCAATCCGAAGCTGGACGGAACGACCTTTGAAGGCGGAACATGCCGGATCAATCCGCCAGTCGTGCCATTCATGGATGTGCGGATATTTCTGGATGACGGCCAAGAAAATTCTAGTTCCACGCTTTCCAGCGGCTGGCCGCACACGCCGTATGATGGATGGTGCGGAAAGTTTGAGGCGCGCCGTGGACAAGGATAGCGTCCATCTCGCACTCGGAAAGCACTTCGGCCATCCGGTGTCGCGCGAGCTTGCCATTGTGATGACGGCTATCCTGGCGCTTCCGAAGGATGACCGTTGCCGGATCGCGGATGCCTGCGAGGCATTCTTTTGCCCGCGGTGCGGCCAAGAAGACCCGACATCAGTTCACTTATTTTTCTGCGGCTTTGACGATTAACCGAACGAGGAACCCATAATGGACCAACACCCCAAAATGCCGGAGGTAAATTTGTCTCCGGAGAATTTGCCAGCGCATATCACGACCGACGACTTGCATATGGCTGGCTTGCCGCAGGGCATCAAGATGAACAGCGGCCTTGCGCTTCTTTTCAACAATCCGCTTTACGAGCGCTGCAAAAACGTAGCGGCAGCGATGGCGCGGGCGAAAGGCTTTACGCCAGATCATCTGCTTGGCAACGAAGCGGCGTGTTTCGCCGTCATCAGTCTGTCGATTGGCTGGAACCTCAACCCCTACATGGTGGCGCGCTCTACCTATCAGACGCCCGGCGGCAATCTTGGATTCGAGGGGAAATTAATTCAGGCAATTTTGGAGAACAGCGGCGCGATCGAGGGCCGCGTTGAGTTCGAGCATTTCGGAGATTGGGACCGTATCCTTGGCAAGTTCACTCTTCAAACCAGCCAGAAAACGAACAAGAAATATCCCGTTCCGGCATGGAAGGAAGAAGACGAAGAAGGGTTGGGCGTCATCGTTCGCGCGCAGGTGCGCGGCGAAGCCAAGCCGCGCGAAGAGAAGTTCTATCTCAAGGAGTTCTGGCCGCGCAATTCCACGCTCTGGCCGCTGCGTCCCAAACAGCAGATTTGCTACGCGAGCGTGCGCGCCTTCTCCAACATCGCAACGCCTGGGTTGCTGATGGGCATTCCCTTCGATGTGGACCCCACGGACTTCTACTCCGGCGAGCCAATGCAGGAGTTGAATCCACGTCCCGCGCGCCCGGAGCGCAACGAGTTCGTCCGCAAAGTCGAAGATATCAAGGATTCTTCGCTCACGTCTGGCGAAAAAGAGCCGGAGAAGGAAGAGCCGCAAGATGTCACAACGCAGGAGGATTCCGTCGAGGCCGAAGACGAAAGCCAGGATGGTCATACGGCGGAGTCGCAGGAAGAAACCGCGCTTGATCGTGGCAAGCGCATCCTTGCCAGCCTTACCAAGGTGACGGACATCGCGAGCCTTCGCGAGACGATCCGTGAAGAACTTGAAGACGACGCCGATCTGGTGGAGTGGACGAAGGTTTGCAATGCACGGTCGGACGCTCTGATGTCGAAGGCGCCGGGCGCGAAGAACAAGAAAAAATGAAAGCGCCGTTCTGCCCAATGTGTGCGCGCATCTCGCGGCTTACCACAGGTTCGGAAGTCTATCCGCACCGGCCCGATTTGCGCGCCACGCATTACTACAAATGCGACGGCTGCGGCGGAAGCGTGGGCGTTCATAAAGGAACGCTGCGTCCGCTTGGGACGCCAGCCACCGCCGAACTACGCAGGGCGCGTTCACTCTTGCACGATGAACTTCTCGACCCGCTTTGGAAGGGCGGCGCGGTATCGCGATCTATCGTCTATGCGTATCTGGCACAACACATGGGGCTTTCCACAAAGAAGATGCATGTTGGCATGTTCAATTTGGTTCAATGCCGGGAGGCGTGGAAAATTCTCAAGGGAAAGAAAGCCGCGGATATTCAGGCGTGGAAAAGCAACCAAACAAAAGGCGCGTAGATGTCCGCAAGCCTCCCGTGTCGGCCCGGCTCAAGCTCCATCCGCAAGGTGTTCGAGGCATCTGCGGATGGTGCGGTCTGCCTGTCACGGAAACCACATCGAAGCGCGGCTGGCTCAAGTTCTGGCATGATGCCTGCTCTGCTGAGCGTACGATCATTGAACAGCCAGCCGCCGCACGGGAAGCACTCTTCAAACGTGATCGCGGGGTGTGCGTGGATTGCGGCGAGGATTGGAGCCAAAAGGTGCGCTTCGTTCCTGAGTTCTACGCGCAGGCATGGCAGCGGGATCGCGCCGAAGAGGGAGAGTTCTGGACGCTTGGACCGGATGGCAAGAGATTTGTCCACCTATCCCGTGTGCATGGCGCCCCTTACGTCTCTCTCATTACCGTTTCTCTTTGGCACGCCGATCACGCCGTTCCGCTTTGGGAGGTCGCACATCTTCCAGATATCAAGCGCCTGGAATATTTCATGCTCGCCAACCTGCTTACACGGTGCGAGCGATGCCACATCATCAAGAGCCGTGAGGAAGCGGCGCGGCGGGCGAAGTTTGACCGCATGGCGCAAGAGCGCGTCACAAAATCCCAGCAGAAATTGAAATGGGGAAGCCGCCCCATGAAAAGCGGCAATCGTTTTCCGCCGCGCGGATCGCGGCCAATGAAGGGGAAAAACCGTGAGTGAGAATATGAGAGGCAAGAGGCGCCCGTCCGATATAGATATTGCAATCGGTCGGCGGCTTCGTATGGCGCGCGCCATCCACATGAAGAGCCAGACTGATGTTGCAAAGGCTATCGGCCTGACCTTCCAGCAAATGCAGAAATATGAGAACGGTCTGAACCGCATTTCTGCGGCGACGTTGCTCAAAGTCGCGGCCTATTTTGGCGAAAGCACTTCCTATTTTCTCGAAGCCATCACTGATGGGGAAGTCTCAGCGGTCAAAGAGCAGAAGAACCTATCGGCAGACATGCTCATGGTGGCGATGAAGCTTGATCGGTTGCCGCCCAAAGAGCGCAGCGCGATCACGTCGCTAATTCATTCGGTGGATGAGCTTTTGAAGGAGAAATTGGCATGAGCAAGATGGTCATTCCGGGCGCGGCGCTCGAACAGCACACCATTGTTCTGGGCAAAACCCGCGCGGGCAAATCCTCGAAGATGCGCTACCTCGTAGAGCATCTGCTGGAAGGCGGCATTCCAACAATCGTGATCGATCCCAAGGGTGACTGGTGGGGCATCAAGTCTTCCGCCGATGGCAAGACGCCCGGCTATCCGGTCGTGATCTTCGGCGGCGAACATGCAGACGTTCCCATCAATGAGCATTCCGGTGCGGCGGTCGCGGAGCTTGTGGCGACAAGCAACCGTCCGTGCGTGATCGACTTGGGCGGCTGGATGGTGCGTCCGCGCACACGCTTCTTCATCGACTTCGCCTCCACGCTCTTCAAGCTCACGAAGGGGCGCCGCTGCCTTGTGATTGATGAAGTTCACAACTTCGCACCGCAAGGCAAGGTGATGGACCCGGAAGCGGGCAAGATGTTGCATTGGGCCAACCGGCTGGCGAGCGAAGGTGCAGGCAAAGGGCTTATCCTATTGTCGGCCTCGCAGCGTCCCCAGAAGGTGCATAAGGATTTTGTCACATCAAACGAAACGCTGATCGCGTGCCGGGTCATTCACAACCTCGACCGAGGTGCCATCAAGGAGTGGATTGACGGCTGTGCTGATCCGGCAATCGGCAAGGAAGTTCTCACGGGCTTGGCGCAATTGCAGCGTCCGCAAGCCTATGTGTGGTCGCCGGAGATTGGCTTCGGTCCCAAGCTGGTGGAGTTTCCGCTGTTCTCCACCTACGATTCCTTCAAGCCGCAGGATCATCGGACAGGCAGCTTGAAAGGCTGGGCATCGGTCGATTTGGCGGATGTGAAAGACAAGCTTGCCAAGGTGGTTGAAGAAGCCAAGGCGAACGATCCGAAAGAACTCAAGGCCAAGGTCGCAAGCTTGGAGAAGGCGCTTGCGGAAAAGAACGCCGTGAAGACGGTGGATGAGGGCACGGTCACGGATGCGCACAACAGCGGATATGAAACCGGTTATTTGAAAGGGCATGAAGATGGTTTCAAACTTGCGGCCAACGCGATGGTGAAGAATGCCGCCGATGTGATTGCAGCCGTCCGCATCGTTCCTCCCGAATATGTGGTGCCAAATGCAATTCCGCAGATGACAAGTGGCGCGAGAAAGAAGCTCGTTCCTCAATCAACAGAATCCCAAGTGCCCGTTTCAACGCAGGCGGCGGCTTCGCGTTTCCATCTGAGTCAAGCGCGCGCTACGAAAGTGGATGGTATCAGCGCGCCTATGCAACGCATCCTGAACTCAGTCGGGTTCTGGAATTCGGTTGGCACACCGCAGCCCTCCCGCGCGCAAGTCGCTGTCGTTGCCGGTTACAGCCCAAGCTCCGGCGGTTTCAACAATCTGGTCGGCAAGCTCAATACCGAAGGTCTGTTGCGCATTCCTGGCGCAGGCCGTGTTGAATTGACGGAGAATGCGCCATGCGAAATCATGGGTGGCAGCGATGCGGTAAGCAAGCTGCGCTCCGTTCTGAGCGCGCCACAGCAAAAGCTTGTCGATAGTATGGGGTCGGAAGCCATGACGCGCGAGCAACTGGCGAGCCTCACTGGTTATTCTGCGGCAAGCGGAGGTTTTAACAATCTCATTGGATCGCTCTGCACTCTCACGGTCTTTACCAAACCTGCGGCGGGGTTCGTGGAGCTATCCGATTGGGCAAAGGAGGTTCTGCTGTAATGGGAAAAGCAACCGGTCATCCGAAGTGCAAGCTGTGTGGCGAAGAGCATCCTCTCGGTCGCTGCCCGAAGTTCTACAAATCGTCGCTGGCCGATAAGGTCCGTGAGATTGAGCGCCGCCCGCCGAAGCCAAAAAAGAAAAAGCCGGGGAAGCGCAAGGCCGCCCCGGCTGAATAAACTGGCGGGATTATCCCGTCAGGTCTGGTTGCCCATCTTGGCGGTCGTGGCGTCGATCCACGCGCCAAGAAGCTGGCGACCCACCTTGTCCAGTTCGGTTTTCTCTTCGCCCAGCCACGTTGTCTCTGCGGCGTTGAGGGCGTCCGCCGCCGAGCCGCCGGCCGCCAGCACCTTGTTGGCCGCTGCCAGCGCATCGTGCAGGATCGTTACCTGATCGTCGGGCATTTCGTTGATGATGAGATTGATGGTCGTGGCGACACGCGACCAAACCGAAATCGCGGCATTCGCGAACAGTGCCAGCACAGTCTTTATCCAATCCATGTTGAACAGTCCTTTCTTTCGTTCACCCCACATCGGGGCGGCCCGAAAGTCATGCCATACCGGCTAGCTGTTCTCAAACTGGCAGCGGCGGATTTTCTGCTTGAGGGCTGGAAGCTCTTGGCTTTGCAAGGTGTGGAGCGCGTGGGCGCTGTTCCACAGCTTGGGCATATTCGATACCTGGTAGTTTATCGAACACGCTCCCCACCCGATGATGAACGCCATGCCAAGATAGGCCAGATGGGTAAGAACTTCGTCGCGCCGTGCCCACTTGCCCGGCTTCGGATTGCCCTTTTGCGCCGTCATCGTCTGCATGTCTCAGCCTCCTTCCGGCGGTTGCGGTGCTGGCGCTGCTGGGACACCGCGGGCATGGAGCGCGCCGCTTATGAAATCCACAAGCTGTGCAACGCTCTTCGGCCCGGAGAAACCCAGCAATGACAACGCCATCACGGCAAACGCATCTACGGACCAATGGATGCTTTGAAGGAACGCAAGATACAGAATTGTCACAAAGGGCGCGCCGAAGATGCCACAGCCAATCCAGGCGAGGCTCCGGGCAAGCTGCACCTTGTCACCACGTTCGAGCGTCTTTTGCATTTCCAGCATTCCGCGCCCGATGACACCGATGGCCGCAAAGAGCGTGCCGATGGCGATGTCTTCCAGAGAAACCCCGAAGGGTGCAGAGCTAAACCACGCGGCGAAGCCTAGCGCGGTTGCGGTCTTGGCGGGCGACGTGGTGAACATGACCGGCGCTTCCTTGTGAAAGAGGATGAGGCCGGATGGCGAAGGAAAAGGTGGAACGTCGCTCCGGCCTTCTTTCTTTCGTCGTCGTCTTTTACTGCGCAGGCTGGCAGAGCGCCCCGATGGCTGCGTTATTCAGCTTCACCCGCAGAATCGTGTCGTCTGTATCTCCCACGATATGCCGCACAGCGCCAGCCCAATCCCGCTCATTGAGCGCGGCCAGCACATCTTCCTTCGTGAGGTCTTGCACGCCAGTCGCAGTGATCTTGCCCAGATGGTAATGGATGATCTTCACTTCATCGCAGACGAAGGCGCGCAGCGGGATCGAGGCGTTGGGAACCGGATTAACTGACGCCATCGGCACCGCGGCTTGCTGCGTCCCCATCAGGCTCGCGCACCCGTTCAGGGTGAGAAGCGATGTCAGAATCGACACGATCACGCGCTTGTTGTGCAAGGTCGATTTCATGGAGTCCCTCTTGTGCGATGGCCGATTGTGTCTTGACGGTCCCAAGCTCTTCGCCGGTCTTTTGTGCCAGGGCAACCGGGTCGGCGGCTTTGGAATAGCCGAACAATCCCAAGACGAAATTGAGCGCGGTGCCGATCCAACTGAGATTCATTTCGGAACATCCTTTACGTCGAGCCACGCTTCGCCGCCGTCAATCGCCTTGTAGAACAGCGGGTAGATTTCTTCAAAGGCTGGCATACTTGTGCCCGGCGGTATCTGATAGCCGTTCGGCGTTTCGGCAATTCCCGGTGTGACTTTCCCGGTGCCCAGACATCCGAGCAAATCCGTGTAGCGGTTGGCGGTATGGATGAGAATGGCGGTGCGTCCCGGCACCTGTGAGACTTCCACCATGTTGCGATACCAGCGCGGGAAGCGCGCCTTATAGCGGGCATCGAAGCGACTCCCGCCGGGCTTGTGAATAAGCGGGTATCGGCCAGCGGGGATGCAGGGATGATCCATGGGCGCCGGGCCGCGCTCCAAGATCGTGGCAATGAGGCGATCCCTGCCGTCGCGCAACTCGCCCCAGGTCGAAACCTTGTCATGCCCCCGGCGCTGTAGCGTAAAGGTCGTAATGACGGTCATGCGATACCCTTTCTCACGCGGCCTTCAAAAGCCGGTCTTGTAAGTCTGGCCGCAAGGGATAGCGCGCCTCACGCAAAAGCGCAGCCGTCTCAGGCTGGCCCGCGTCGGTCGCGGCCTGAATGGCATCCTCCCGGCTCCATGTCGCCCCGGAGGCCGCGTAGCGGGTCAGGTTGCCCGTTTGGAGCGCGGCCTTGAGGTTGGGTGCCGGAAGGGCCGAACGCTGATCCTGAGCCTGCGCTGGGGCTGTGGCAGGCTTCGGCGTGGGCGTCTGCCCCGGCTCAAGCCCCTTCTCAATGTAGAGCTTGTTGAAGCCGGAGATGATCCGGTCGGAGGCCGCGTTAAACCGGTCGAGGCTCTGCTGGTAGCTATCCTTGGAGATTTCGTTGCGGTCGTAGCGCAGGCGGATGGCCGCCTTGTCCTTGTTGATCTTCGACAACATCGTGCGCGCCCGGTTGGCGACGTTCGACAGGGACAGGAGCGTTTGCTCCTGCTTCACGAATGCGCGCGCGCCTTCGGGATCGCGGTTCTTCCGATAGGCTTTCAGGTAGGCAAGCTGCTGATCCACCTCTTGCGCGCGGTCATAGAAAAGAGAGCGGTCGATGGACTTGCTGGGGGCGCCCACAAGACGCCGGGCGAACGGCACATCGTTCCATGTGAATTCTGCCGCCGGGTCGGTCATCTTTTGCCACAGGTCGGCATTGCGCAGATAGAAGCTGCCCGCCGCGCCCGTCGCCTGTCCGAACATATATTCGAGGACTTCGGGAGATACATCGATCGCGCCGGGACGCACTTCATCGCCACCGCTGATCTTGTTGAGGAAGTCCGTCACGTCTTTGGCGACCGGCGACACGCTATTCCAATAGCGCTGATTTTGCGGAACCTCCGGGCCGAATTGCTTTTGATCCGGCATGATGGGCCGGTCGGCATAATCGCGGTTGCGCACAAGGTCCACGATGGGATCGGCCACCGTGGGCGCGAGGAAGTTCAAGATGCTGCCCGTGCCGCCCACCGGATTGAAGGCGTCCACCGTGGAGGAAACGAGGCTGGACATAACGTCCGAGAACCGCTTGCCGCGGTAAAGCTCCACACCCGAACGGCCCACATTGAAGAAGGTGCCGTATCCGTATGGCAATGGGATTTTGAAGAACGCGCCCTTATCGGAGGTCGGGTCCATGATGATGAGGTTATGGTTTTTGTCATAGTCGCTGATCTTGTCGTAGAAAAGCTGGCCGTCCTTGTCCTTCTGGCTGCTCATGCTGTTCATCACTTCGAGCGCCGCGCCCGTCGCCACCGCGCCATACATGAGCTTGCGCACCGCCGGAGAGCGAAGCGCGTGAAGCATCGTCGCGGTGCCCTGCATACTGGCGTTGAAGAACATGTAAAAGCTGTTCATCAACGGGCCGTAGGTGCCGCGGCGATTGAAGTTGATGGTGAGATTTTTGGCGAGGCTCGCGGCCCGCGCCGGCGACAATCCGGCCTCGCGCGCGTTCTTGTAAGCCGCCAAGCGGATGCCGTTTTCCACGCCGTTGTTCACACGCTCCACGGTCTGGAAGACGGCCTTGATGGCCTTGCGCGCGCTCGCGCCCGGCTTTGCATCACGGAACGCCGTCTCTAGACGATGGCGCTGCGAGGCGATGTCATCCATGCGATTGAAATACACCCGGCCACCGTTGGCACGGAACTCATGCGCGTATTCGCTCCACTTGCCTTTGTCGTGTCCGAACTCATGTTGCAATGAGGCTTTGAGCGCAGGCAGATAATCGCGCAGCACGCCGCGGCGCAGACCCTTGAGGCCATGCTGGCCGAGATTGAAGGTCGCCTCCTGCAAATCGCGGAATGCGTTGCTGATGACAAACTCCGGGTTAAAGGAGGTGTTCACCGTCGAGAGGAAGCGCGTGATGGAACCAGCGAAGCGCACCACGAAACGCAATTGATCCTCGTCCAGAGAACGCATGGAACGCGCCAGCCGCACCGCCGCCGGATTATGACGGCTCATGGTGACGCGATGCTCTTGCCCGTCGATCTTGGCCGAGACGGTATAATCCTTGTCTTCCGCCAAAAGCTTGTCGGTGGTTTCTGTCCGCACCTCTCCTGTGCGCTTGTCGAAGACGCGGCGCTTGGAGAGCTTGTTGACCTTCCAGAAATCCGGCTCCTTCGCACCTTCGGCCAACTTCACGAATGCCTGAGCGACACGGTTTTTCTCACCGCGCAGGATGGCTTCCTCAGCCTGCATGATGACGTAGGGCAGAATATCGCGCGCCTTGGTGCGGCGCCCGAAGGCCATTTGGCTTTCCTTGCCGCGGATGTTGATGCCCTGCCCCGTGCGCGGACGTTCCGCGCCAAGCTCCGGGTCGGCCATCGGATCGCCACGGAGCGGAACATAGTTCTTGTAGGTCGCGCGCCATTTGTCGGCGTCGGCCCGCGAGAGAAGCCCGGAGTCCACACGCTCCTTCATCGCGAAGTCCAGGATGTCATCTACTTGCTTGGCGAGAGCTTGAAGCTGGTCGAGCTTCCCGGATTGCTTCGCTGCGTCCATGATCGTGGCGGCTTCCGCGTCCGTCATGCCGGAGCCTGCGCCCTCTTCCTTGAGCATGTCGCCACGAAACTCGGGATTGATCTTGGCAATGCGCGCGTTGCGCTCCGGCGCATGGCGGGCATAGAGGAAGGCTTCCAGTTCCGGGACCGTCACGCCCGCTTGGTGCATTCCCTCCACAAGCGGACGCACCATGTTTTCGCTTAAGTCTTCAAGCTTCGCGCCCTTGCGACCGGTGGAAAGCTCTTCGGTCAGATAAGGATTTTCGTCTTCCGCGAGCTTGCGGCGGAATTGGGTTTCGATGGCGTTCTGCACGCGCAAGAGGGGCAAGAATTTATCTTGCAACGCCGTGCGCCAGCGGTCAGTGGTTTCCTGAATGACTGCCGGGGACGCACCCATCTTGAGGCGATCCATCAGGGACAGATTATGCGCGGCCAGAACTTCGCCTAACGAAGGGTCGGGCGCGCTGCTGAGTTTGTCGAAAAGGTTTTCTTTGCGCTGGCGCTCTTGCTCCTGCGCCATGCGGTCGAATGGTTGACTGTCTTCGGCTAGTCCGGGATGTCCGCCAAGATTGCGTTGGCCTTCCGGCGCGCCTCTTTCACTTCCGGCCTCGCCGGCAACCCGTTCAGGCTTGCCAAGAAGTCGCTCACTTCCTTCTTCGAGGCGAAGGGGCTGGGCTGATCTATCAGGAGCAGCGGCGTATTCGATCCCGAGTTCTTGGGCTTGCTTGCGGGCATTGTCGGTGGCCTTTCCAATGAGCATGTCCAGACGGCTTTTCAGTTCGCCCGGAAGCTCCGCATTGCTGACGTAGTGGAGGATGCCCGCCCGATCAAGGGCGGTGTTGACCATGTGCGCCCACCAGCGGTTCGCCATCTGACGGCTGATCGTGCCTGCGTTAACCAGCTTTTTCAGCCGATTATAGAGCGCGTTTTCCGCGCTGGTGATGATGGAATTGAGCTTCATGTCGCGCCCAAAGAGGCGCGTTTCGGCGTGCAGGCTGGCGGAGGTTTCCGGTGTGAGGGATGCGCCGTAATAATCGCCATTGTGCGCGTAAGCGAAGATCGCCTTCATGCCGGGATAACGGAACGCGCGAAGATCGCCCGGCGACAATGAAGAGCTTGAGGGATGATTGTGATGCACAACCATCTCTGCGCCCGGCTTGGACATGGACGCAGCCATCTCCGGCGTGATGTCCACGGTATTTGCGGCGCCCACCGTTCCAGCATGGACGGTTTCACCCGTCGCATGATCGCGCATGATGAGGCTTTCGGTGCCGGTGTCTTTGCCTCGATCGACAAGGTAGGAGCGCAGTTCTTCCGGGCCGGAGCGTGGCGGAATGCGCTTATCGACTTCCGCCGTCAGGTCTTTGTATTCGCCTTTGGGCGGCGCGGTGACAAAGCTTCTGGAAAGCGGCTCCTTGTTCTCGAACAACGGCTGGCCTTGCATGACGCTCTCGCGCATCGCTGGGGTGATGTCGATGGAGTGCCCTTCGCGATTAATGGCCTCAAGAACAGCGGAGCGACTTGGAAATGTGGCGCTTGACGCAACTTCGTTATTGGAGCGGTTGCGAAACGACCATGTGCCATCAGACCTTTCGTATGGCTCCCATAGAGATTCATTGCCACTGATCTTTGTGTTTTCAACCTTCGCACCCCATTTCTTCGCATACTTGTTTACGAATTGCGGGAGAATGCGGTCATAGAAGCCACGCATCCCTTCGCCGCCGACTTTCAGGTCCAATCCTTTCAGCGCGCGCCAATCGCGATAACCACCCTCGTTGACGCGCTCGCCTTCGTCGGCTTCGATCTTCTTTGCGATGTCTTTCCCAAATAGGTCTTCCACGCGCTTAAGGTCGATATCGTCTTCTTCGATAACGCGACGGTTTCCCTTGTCGTATGCGTGAACCTCAAACCTTCCTTCGCCCGCAGGCTCGTATTCGATGCGATCAAGATGATTGCCAAGGTCGTAACGCGCAGTCTGCGTCTCGCCCGTATCCCACGACAGCTTGTCATAACCATGCTCTGCCGCGTAACGCAGCATTCGTTTCATCGCCAGTTCATGCCATGTCGATTTGAAAGGCGCGGTAGGCACGAAATTTCCGCCGACATATTTCGTGAATAAGTCGCGGTCCTTCAGCAGGAGTTCTTTGAACTCATCATGGGAATAGGTCTTGCCGTCGATGGTATATGTGCAGTTAGGCCCCATGGATGAGCCTCAGAGTCGTGCGGTTTTTCCGATTTCCCGTAAGCATCCCGTGAAGATTCTGGACCGTCATCCCCTCGGCAACGGCGGCTGCGGTAATGCTTGGATAGCGGATGCCATTGGCGGCATCGACCACGAACCGGCTTCGATGGTGGGCATCGCCCGTTTTTCCATACATTGGGTTAAGCGAACCGACCTTCGCCTTTGCGATCCGATCTTTCCACCAGGCAGGCAATTTATCGCCACGTTTGACCACTCCGCCATTGCCGCCATTCTTGCGGGCTGCGCGAATTGATGCCACCCAGGCCGCTGACCGCTTTCTTTTGGCGTTCTCGCTGCGCTTGATCCGTTCCGCTTGGGAAAAGACGCCATTCCTCCGTCCATCGCCGCCATCGGTCGCGTTGACCAAATTATCGCGACCCCGCTCCAAAATGCGGGCGATCTCAAATTGGCAGGCGTCATCGTCTGTTTGGAAATGGGCGATGATATCTACTCGGTATCCATGTGCGGCCATCGCTTTCCAGCGGCGATTACTCCGGTTTTTAGTGTTGGCGCGCTCATAAAGCGGCTTCCGATTTTTCCGGAATGCACCCTTGCCGACATAAAACACCTCATCGGTGTCCAGCCGCACATGCTCATAAACATAGTGCCGCCAAATCACTTGCAGACCTCCGTGAGTAGGCCATCTTTTTTCATACGGTCGATAGCGGATGCCAGCTTATCATCGGTCAAGGCTTCTCGCATCCTCCGATGTGATTGCAACCAATCACTCTGCACTTCCGCGATGTGAAGGATTTTCTCACCATTCGGCCCTGTGCGGTCATCGAAGCGCACATGCGCGAGGATGTTGGGCTCGTCGAAGTGGCTGGATTTGAAAGGCTGGTATTTGGAGCTTGCTTCCTGGCGCGCGTTTCTCGCGGCATTGAGTGCGTCCCTAGCCTCGTCGAAGGCCGTGATGATCTCCGGGTGCTGGTCGAGCGTGCCAGCTTCGCGGGCGTCCTGCATTTTATATGAGGCCGTGCGGAAGCGATCATTGGCCAAATCTTGTGCATGTTCCAACGCATCAAGTTTTGCGCTGCCATCGTCGGCCTTCGTCAGAAGCAGCTCGCGGTAGTTCTCGCCACCGGGGAGCGTGTATTCGCCGTACTTTCCCCGGGTGTCGGACGACAACCAAGGATTCGGCTGGTCGTCGAGCACCTCCCGCGCCTTATCCATTTCAGTGGCTTCGGCATCCGAAAGTGGGGTCTTTTCCGACTTGTCGCTCAGTTGCTGGAATCGTTCACGCGCGGCTGCGATCGCAGGCGGCTCCGTCGGGGCGCCGTGCTGGACCTCCTGCACGCGCACTTCATTCTCGCGCAGATGTTGGAGCACCGCGTCTTTCGTGACCGGCCCGGCCTGGGTGGCGAGCCAGTCCTTCACGCCGCTCCAATTTATCTCTTCGGCCTTCACACCTTTGGAGCGCAGATTGTCGATGATGCCTGCCCATTGTGCGGACGGCGCTTTCTCCTGCTTGAATCCTTCGATGGCGCGTGTGAGCGCGGAATAGAACGGCGGTTCTTCGCGTTTCGAGAACGGCTCGTTCTCTTCATAGAATGCAGCCGGTTTCTGGCCGCTAAAAGATAGCTCGCCTTCATCGTTGTAATGCGCGGCCTTCAACAGGCGCGCGGCATCGTGGAAGTCATGTGCGCCCGGAGCGATGTTGATATTCACGGACGCTTTGCCGTGGATGACATGACCGACGCTTGATGTGTTTGGGTGATCGGAGATGCGAACGCCAACGGAAATATCCTCTGGCGTTTCACCATCTTCATCCGTGACGCCGCGCCGTTTCAAATCCGCGACTTCTTCCGGCGTGAGCTTGCGCGTTGCCATGAGATAGCGGTCGCCTTGGCCGCGCGTCGAGCGATCTACTTTCCAGCCACGGCCTTCCGCCATTGTGCGGAATGCTTGCGCGGCGGCATATTCCGCGCCGGATGTCTGTGTCTCAAGCCCGCGCATGACATGATCGAGTGTATCGGCGGGGAGCAAGCCGCCCTCGTCTTCAACGGATTGGCGTTCAAACTCTTCGCGCGTGGGAGCTTTGTCAGGTGACAGATGTTCTATGCTGTTTTCGTCGGTCATAATCTCGACCGCGTGCCCATGCTTTTCGAGAACATCGCGAAGATCGGGCGGCCAATCTTCCTTGTCCGATCCGAAGACATCTTCGGCATCCTTGGGCGTCATCACTTGATAGTGACGTTTCTCGCCCGCGAATTGATTGTATTGGTCGCGCACCGAAGGCAGTTCGGCATTGTAGGCCGAAACCATGCGGCCTTCTTCATCGCGCCCGATGTCGCCACGTTCTTCTTGGGCGCGCTGCGGTGTTACTTCTGGTTCTTGAACGCCTTTTGCGCGTAGGCGTTCGCTTCGCGCCTCGCCTGCCTTAGCGATTGCAGTTCGGAGGGCGTCAGCATCCCGGAAGTTGGCGAGGTAGTGCGCTTCATCGGCTGTGAGAGCGCCGGGTTCGATCCCAAGTTTGTTGCGGACTTCATCGCCAAAGCGCTCTCCTGCGATCCTCACATGCGGAGGATGAGGGGCGAATTTACCCGTGCGGCTCGCATTTGCAAGCGTTACCACGCCCGCGACTTCACCGCCATTGCTGCGGATGTGATTTGCCAAGTCCGCTAGCGAGCCGCCCATAACGGTTGTATCGTCCACCAGCACATAGCGGCGCCCAGCCTCTACCGGGCCGTCGAAGCTCGCCCGCGAGGCCATGCGCTCCATGGGACCGGCACCCGTATGGTAGGCGCGGTTTGATTGCATGATGCCGGTGTCCGCAGTCGCGCCGGTCTTGGCCGCATAGTAATCCGCGAGCATGGATGGGATTTGGTTACGGCCAGTCATTTCCTCAGCCATGACCGGCACATACGTCACGTCCGTTCCAAAGCGGCGCTTGGCTTGCGTGACCGTTTCCGGCTTTACCATCTGCTGGACGAAGCGAGCCGCCGCCGCCGGATCGCCAGCCTTGGCGGCTTTGTAATCGGGATGCTCCTTGAGGATGGCCGGATCGTTATAAGAATGGATCGGCTGGCTGGCGGCTTTGGGAATGCCAAATTTCCGGGGCGCGAAAGCATTCTCGTCTTCCTCGAAGCCGGGCAGTTTTGCTTCTTCCTCCGGCTTCTCCGCGAACATGCCGCCAGCTTCGCGCTGTTCGGCGCGTGGTGTCACACGTCCGCGGCCTGCACTTTCGCGCGCTTGTGCAAGCTGACGGGCGGAACCTTCCGCGCCGGGAATTACAGTTTGGGGGAGTCCTTCGGCGCCGGCTTCTTCGCTTGGTGCGCGTGGACCTTCTTCAACAGGTCCGCCGTTCTCAGGGCGCGCTCCCGCGTTTGCGGTTTCAGCTTCGGATGCGCGGCCATCTTCTCCAACTGCGCGGCCATTTTCTGCCGGTTCATCATACGGGATTTCGGCATAGTGGTTCTCGCCAGTCTCTTGCGCGCCTTCGTCCGCCAAGCGCATGGCATCGCGTTCGGCATATTCCGCAACGGCATTCTCGGCGTCAAGCTGCGGGTTCTCTGCCATCATGCCAAGGATTTCGTGCTGCTGATCCGGCGTGAAGTCGTAATTCAAGGCTTTGCCATGTTCGGCAATGTCCGCCATGGCGGCGGCATTCTGCTCTTCCGCCCGCGCGCCGCCCTGCGCTTCTCGGACAGCCGCTTCGCCTTCCGGCGCATAGACTTTGTTGCGGCCCGCGGTGCGTTCCAGCAATTGCAAGACATCGTTTTCGGTCGGGCGCGGCGTGTGGTCGGGAGGTCCGAAGAAACCGTTTTCCCACAAAAGCTCGCCCGCGCTGTCGATCGAGCGCCCGGTGGGCCGGATCAATGGCCCGGCGCCCGGCACCATCTGTTGCAGCCCGCGGCCGGCGCGTAAGTCGTGGCCCTCATCGTCCCGGATGCCGCCGTTCTTCGCCAGCAGCCGGGCAGCATCGAGCGGCCCTGTAAGAACCGGCGCGCGCCGCAGCACACCGTTGCTCCCCACCGTAACGCCGCTGTCTTTCTGAGCCGCGGTCGCCGCCAGAACGCGGGCCGCTTGGTCGGCGGAGATGCCAAGATCGTTGCCGACCGCAGCCGGGGTGAGAGGCTTCTTGGTGTCGCGGATGCGCGCCAGCACCGCCGGAACGTGGGCCTGCGGGTCAAACTCCGGTGGGGTGTTAATTTTTTCGACCCTATCGGATGGGGAAAAACTAGAAGTATTTTCGATCGCCGGGCGCACCTCTTGGGGCCGCGGCGGCTCAAGGTCGATGATTTTCTGCATTCGCGCGCGCATCTCGCGCAGCGCGGTGTTGCCCTTGGGACGCTGGCCGGTCGCCGGGTCGATATTGGTTTCGAGCGCCTGGGCAGCGGCGTCGGGGGTGATTTCCTCCGGGGCATTTGCAGGTGCAGGCGCGGGAGTTTCCTGTGCAGCAACAGGCTCTTGGCTCGGCGGAGGGGTGATTTCCTCCGGGGCCGCCGGTGCGCCGCGCGTTCCCTGCGCGTCGGAAGGGAGGCTTTGCGCGTTCTCTGCGGCGGAGAGCGGCGTCTCTGGCACCGGTGGCGTGCCGGGCGCACCTATCGGCAGCACGGACCCATCCTGCGCCTCCCAGCCCACCTGGGCGTTTGTGTCAGGGTCGAATACCGGCTCGAAGGCTGGCGCGGGTGTTTCATGTGAAACATCGCCAGCGGGCTTAGGAGCGGGCTGGGCAGGCGTTTCCGGTTGGGGCTGTGTGGGAGCGGCTTCGGGCTGGGTGCCCTGCGGAGCCTCCGCTGTGGGCGCTGTGACGGGTTTCCTCGCGATGGCGCGCGCGCCGCCCTTGACGGCCAGATGGCCGATGGCCGGAACGAGGGTGCCAGCCACGCCGCCAGCCGCCGCCTGCCCGATGCCTTCGCTTGCTGGGCGTCCCGCGGCCACGTTCTGCAAAGCTTGGCCGCCAGCCATGACGCTGGGCTGGATCGCGAAGGCTTGGAGCATGAGCTTCTTAACGGCGCTGTTGCGGAAAACCGGAAGGCCGAACGCCGCCACGCTCGCAGCGGATATGCCTGCATCCTGGGCCGTCTTTTTCAGAGCGCGGTCATAGGCGCCATCCGGGTCTTTCGGCGTGGCCTTCAGTTCCTGCGCAAGGTTCGGGCCGAAGACCTGAAGGGCGGTTCCCGCCGCGCCGCCAGCCGCCATGCCGCCAAATTCGCCCACGCCGGTTTCACCCAAGACGGGGATGGCGCTTCCGGCGATGCCGCCTGCAATCGTGCCCGCCAACATCGGCGCGGACTTGCCGAAGCCATAGGCGGTTTTTGACAGGGCGTTGAGCGGATGAAGAAGGTCCGACCACTCGTAGCCTTGGGCCGCGGGATTGGCTTCGTCGGCGCTGCCGCCTCCCACGCCAAAGGTCTGGCCTACATCTTTGCCGCCGGCGACGATGCCTTGAACGAGAGCGGACAGCGGGTTCGGCATCGCTGGAGCCGCAGGAGCGGGAGGCGTCTTTGGAATCAGGTCAGCAAAGACGTTCCCTTGCGCGGGGAGCGCGCCGCCCTGCGAGCCGTTTGGAATTAGGTCTTCAAAGGCATTCCCTCCGGGGAGCGCCGCGGGGGCGCTGGGTGTCTTCGGACCAAACCCCCAATGGATGTGATCGCCTGTTGAATGAGGATCGCCTGCCCGCTCATGCAGCCATTCGGTCGTGGGATAGCCTGCCGCGCGCGCCGCTTCCTGGATTTGCGCGCCGGTCACGCCCGCGGGCGGCACAAAGTCCACGGCTTCTCCTTCGCCGCGCGTGTGGAGGGAATGCGCCGCACCGCCGATGGCCGCGTTATGATCCGGCGTCCGATACCCGCTGGTGATGCGCGTGCCGGGGAAAGCAGTCGTGAGGAATTGTTGGACGTTATCCTCACTCGGAAGCGCGCCACCGCTCGTTCCGTCCGTGGGAACGAGGTCATCAAATGCTCCGGCCATTTACAGCCCCGTTGGATCGCCACCCATTGCCTTCAAGCGTGCCTTCACCGTGGCGGGATTGGCACCTCTGGCGATAGCGGCTTGCGCCTGCTGGCGTAAAGCCTGTGGCGTCGGTAGCGCGCCACCTCTGCCGCCAGCCCCAGGCGATGGCAACGCACCGGCGCCCATGTCTTCCGCCGCCGAGTTGACACGCGAGCGCACATTGGCGCGCGCCATCTTCTCAAGATCGGCGTCCGACATGCCCGCGCCATCGGGCGAGCTTTGCAGAATTTTCTTTTCAGACTGCACAAGCCGGTTGAACTCGACCGAATTGTTGACGCCCGAACGCAGCATCTTCACGGCAGACCCGATATCCTTTGCCACGCCATTCCGGACGAGGAATTGCGCGTTCTTCTCCAAGCCCGTGGGCTGATTGCCGGGACCACCCGTGACGGTGAAGCCGGGATAGAATTGCGGTGCCCCACCTTGGAGATTGGCTTGCAAGACGCCATTGACGGTCTGGCCGGTCGCGGGATCGATTCCGCTTCCGGGAAGAAGGGTGCTGTATCTCCCTGCCGCCGCGCGCGCGGCGTTCGCCTTCGCATTCGCCAGCGCCGCATCGGCGGTCTTGCCTTTGGCGGTCGTTTCGTCCGGGATCGCGCCAGCTTGCGCAGTGTAGAGGTTCCCCTGCGCGGCGTCTTTGTCTGCCTCGGCCTTGGCCTTGATGGCCGCCAGCTCCGCGTTCTGTTGGGCGACACGCTGGTCATAGACCGCATTGATGCCGGTGAGTGCGCCGTTGGAAAGCGCATCGCCAAACGTGCCCGGCGCGGAGGATCGGCCCAGCATGGAAAGACCGCCAGTTACGAGCGCGAGCGCCAGCGGGTTTTTCTGCAAGCGCGTAAAGTAATCATCCTGTGTTGCGTCGGCTGGCTGGGCCGAGGGAGCCGCGGCGCCGGGAACATCGGACGTGGCAAGCGGAGGGGCTGCATTCGCAGCCTGCGTAGAGGCTTTGTCGCCGTGAAAGAAGTTCATCAGCTTGTCGAACATGCCGCCTTGCTGCGAAGGATCGTTTACCGCGGGCGTGACGGTCACGTCCGGGATGGCACCGGTGGGCGCGCCGCCGATGACTCCGGCCTTCTTTGCTATCCCTGCCACCAGCGCACCCAGAGCCGCGCCGTTGTCATCCTGCGGCTTCGGCACAGGCGTTGGCATCCGCAAGATGCTTCCGGGCTGGCGGGGATGAAACCGATGGGTGTTGAGCGCAACCACGTTGTCGCCCGGAAGTGCTCCGCTGGGTGACACCGCGCCGCTCGCGCCAGCGGCATTGATGGCGCGCGCCAATGTGCGCTCGCCGGAGTTATTGAGCAACGCAGCCGCGATGGCCGGTGCTGCGGAGGCATTGATAGCGCCCCGGCGTGGGATGAGCGCGCCATTCAGTGCCCCGGCAGCAATGGCGGGAGCCGCAGAGGAAGCGGCAATGTCGTTCGTTTCCGGCGGGGCATTGAGAGCCGCAGCCGCCGCAGCGGGGGAAACGGGATTGACGTTCACAAGTCCGCCACCGCTGGCAGGCACAAGCGTTCCGTCCGGGAGCGTAACGAGGGAATCGTAGCTGTTCGCCAAAGCGGCCATGGTGTTCTCCTTACGCGGCGCGTTTCAAATGACGGGTGCGCTTTTCCAGACCGCGCACCGCAGAGGTGAGGGCGCCCACGGCTTCCGGCATGGGAATGACCTTGCGGTTTGGATCGCCTGCAAACTCACGGCCCCAATCCTGCGCCATGGGGCCAATGCGCTTTCGGCCATCATCGCCAATCTGGGCGCGCACCTCCGGCTTGTAGCGATAGCCTTTCGCGCCGACGCGGCGCAGCTTGTCCAGCACGTCTTCATCATCGACTGGCTTGATGTCTTCCTTGGCGTTTTCGTCCGATGCGATGATTGCGCCGCCAATTGTCGAACCGGCGCCAAGCAATTGGCCCAACAGATTGCTGGGCTGGGATGTCGTGGTGGTTCCCGTCGCAGTCGTGGTCGCCCCATAAGGCACGCCGCCCGCCGCAGCGATGAGCGCATTAAGCTGGGTTAACGGATAATTCTGCTCGTTCTGCCATTGCTGGTAGGCGGCATTGTCTTCGTTCTGGCCCTGCTCCTGTTGGAGCGCGCCGGTGGACAGGAGACGGTTGAGCGCATCGTTCGCAAGCTGGCTTTGGGTGGTAGCCGTGCTGTTGCCCATGCCTGCGACCGCCAGCAGGCGGTTCACGTCATCGGTCGAAAGCTGGCTTTGCGTGGTGCCCAGATTAAGCTGGTTCTGCCCGGCCTGGCTGAGACGGTTAAGCGCCGCCGTCGCCAAATCGCTCTGGGTCGTTCCGGCGGTTTCGTTGGCGCTGGCGGCCTGCGTAAGCCGCGAGAGCGCATCATTGGACAGCGTGTTGGCCGTGGAGGCGTTCGTCTGGGACAGCCCCGCCGCGGTTGCATCGCGCGCTGCGCGGTTCTCTGCCTCCGCCACCGCAGCATTGTAGGCGTCCGAATAACCCTGCCCGGTGACCTGGGCGACCTGATTGAGAAGATCGGACTGGTTCTGCGCATCCTGCAATCCATAACGGGAGCCGCCGAAGCTGCCTCCCATGGCGGCCTTGGAGGCGAGATTGACGGAGTTCTGCCCGGCGACTTTCTGCAATTGCGCAACCACCGGATCGACCGCCGCCGAAACATACGGGTTGATGTAGCTGTTGATTTCGTCCGGGGAGAACGAGCCTGCGGAGTTCGCCGTGTAGGTGCGCGCCGCGTCCAGGTCGGCCTGCCCGGCGGTGTTGTCATTCACAGCCTTGTTGCCAGCCAGCGCCGCGAGGGCTGCGGCATTGTTCGCGGAGGTCGCGCCGGCACCCGTGGTCCCGGCGGCAAGATCGCCGGCCGCATTGTAGAGGCCAGTGGCGTTGTTGACGGCGCCCATCCAGTTCCCCGTTGCTCCATTGGCCGTGCTGGCCGCGCCGCCCAGCGCATTGCTGGCCGTCGATGCCGCGCCCTGCCCAGCTCCGGCGAGCGTCGGCGCCAGCGAGATGGCGGAATTCTGATTGCTGGAAAGCGGTGCGACAAGCTGGCCTGTGTATGGCGTGTAGGGTTTGTTCGCGATGGTCTGCGCTTTGTTGACCGCAGCTTGCCCGGCCTGATTCAGCCATTCGGGAAGCTGGACGGTCTGGGTCTGATTTTGCTTCTGCGTCGTCTTGCTGGAACCGCCCATTTCAGTTCTCCGATTTCGGCGGGAAGAAAACGTGGTTTCCGCCAACGTAGGTGAAGCCCTTGATTCTGCGATAACGGTCTTGCGCTTCCGGACGCATACCCCACACGTTGTCCATGCGCAGCATCATGTTGTTTGTGATGGCCGCTGCTTGGGCGGCGCGCAGGAGCTTATCCGACGCATCCGTGACGCGCCGGTCTGGACGCACATAGAACCACAGGGCATTGAGGTGCTTGGAAAGCGGTGCCCATGGGAAACTGTCCACTTCCATGCCGACCGATCCGATAATCTGGCCGCCTTCTTCCGCGACGATCACGCCTTGGCGCAGGATGACATTAAGCCCCCATGCAATCGTCGGCGCTTCCTCCGCCGCCGGATAGGCGAGACGCAGTTCTTCAAAGTAGCCTTTCAGGAGAACATAGAGCGCGATCACATCGCGAGGTGTGGCGGCGCGCAGCGTAATTTCGCTGTCAGGAATCGCTGCCTTGGCTTTGGTCTTCGGGGCCATATTCGCTCCGGGCGTTAAGCTTCTTTCTCCTTTCGTCTTTCATCAGCCCTTGGCCGCGCGGCCAACCGCCTGAAGGTCAGATATCAGAGTGGCGAGGAAATTTCCAATGTCATCCGCCGTCGCCGTCCCCATGTCCAAGGTGCGCGTTTCGGTGTAGTTCGCCACCGTGTAGGGGCCAATCATCTTTTCCAGCACCTGAAAACGCCGGTCGATGTCCGTGAGGATTTGGCGCATCCGGCGCGCATCGTAGGTCTGGCTTGGCTCAGATATGCGCTTTGTCATCAGCGGCGCCCTGCGGGTGAGCCATCAACGCGCCATTGGCCCAGCGAGATGTCATTGCCCAATTCGTTGCCTTCCCATCGCAATGCGATCTGGCGCGCGCGCATGTGCATATCCAATCGCAGCGTCGAGACATTGAAGGACTTTGGACCTTTCACCATCTGCTGGCCCACTGGATATTTGCGTGCCTTCACGGAGAACTTGTGATTCCCGATGATGACCGGCGCGCCGTCCCGATAGGCATAGTCGGGGAAGAAGCGCGCAAAGCGTTCGATGATTTCGCCCGAGCCTGTGGAAGCACCTGTGAGGACCGAACTCGAAGCCGGAATTTCCATATCGTAGGTTTCGAGAAAGTAGGGCAACGGGTCCACATCTGCGTCATGCCCAACCTCGGTTTGGCAAAGATAGCTGTTGTTGCCAGAGGGCTTTGCAGCCATTGGCACATCGCCAAAGACGTTTTGATCGAGAAGCGCGGTGAAGTTCCACGGATCGTCGCCAACCCACCATGTGCCATCCTCGTAATTGAAGCCGGCGACCTTATCGACCTCCTGAGCGTTTTTGGACGGCCAGAAAATGAGGATTTCGTTCTTCGACTTGTTGCGGCCAACAACGCACTTCGCCGCCTGGACGATGTTGATGTTCTCGAAAATCTTGCTCTGCACATCGCAAGGCAAAATCTTCACCGAACCATCGTAGGTCCAGAACGTGCCGCGGCCCATCGCATAAACGACGCCGTTCACATCGCACGCCGCATTCGGGCCGGTGAGCGATGCCACCTGTCCCTTGTCGGCAAAGTTGAAGATCAGATTGTCGCCGGAGAGCGTCATGGAATAGACGGTCGTATCGGTGATAACCACGATTTCATCCCGGCTGAGTAGGGCCGTGATGATTTGGCTTCCGTTATCCAACCGCTTGTCGCCCGCCGCATTTGTCGGGCTGGGCGTCCAGTCCGTGTAATCCTCACTGTCGGACCAGCGGATCAACATGGGATCGGGATTGGTTCCGTCATGCGAGCCGCACGAAACGAGAATGCGAAGCTGCGGCGATAGGATGACGCGGCGGTTTTGCGAAGGCGCTTCGGAGATGAGTGTGGCGCGCGTATCCGTTCCGCCGCTGGCCTGCCAGATATAGATTTCACGATCAACCGGAGAGGCAACCAGGTCTTCGCCCCAATTCACCAGCGACCAGATGCGCGCGATGGTGAGGAATTGCGAGACGCGCGCAGTCCCCCATGTGCCGCTGCCCCAGCCTCCGGCTCCCCATCCCGTGCCCAAGATAGAGTCCTGCGGGCCAGTGGTAATCTCATAGGCATAATCCACGGCATCGCCACCGCCGGTTTCGGTCGCTGTGGCTTCGCTATCGTGGATGAACGTGTAGGTGTCATCATCCGGCACGGTGTCGATCACCCAACCGGCGTTCATGTCGAGGCCACCCACCGTGTCGGCACCCGTGAAGTTCACAAAATCTCCAACCGAGCGTCCATGGCCTGTGTCGGTAACGGTGACTTCGGCGCTTCCGTCTGTGGTGGAGAAAGGATCGGTGCCGAGCGTTCCGCTTTCGGCAATCGGCGTGATGTCGAAGAACGACACGCTGTCCGAAAGGTAGAGCTTCAAATTCGTGCCCAGCGCCAGAATGTCTTGAAACGAAAGCGTCTGCCAAGACAGCAGAGAACGGCATATACCCAGCATGGAAGTGGCGATGTATTTCACCCAGCCGCCAAGCTTTTCGGGATTGGATTTGAAGAAGCGGACATTCGAGCCGTTCTTGAAACGGCCAACCGCCGTGCGTGGCGAGGCTTCCGAATAGATGCCTGGATTAATCGCGATGGGAAGCAGGCTCATTTTTCTTCGCCTTTACGATTTGCTTGTTCCAGTCATCGAACATCGCTGTTGCGTCGATCGTATCCCGGCAGAACTGCGGAGCGTTCATATCGCAATGCGCTCCCGGATAATTGGCGAGACGCCAAATCAAATCCATCTGCGCTTGCGTGAGGGTGAGCGTATAGGTCTGCTGTGCTTCACCCGCCGAGGCGCAAGCGCAAGACGCGATAATTGCTAGGGCGGCCACAAGCGCTTTCATGCGTTGCCTCGTTTATGTTCTGACAAGCGTAACGGAAACCGCACCCTGCGCAGTCTTTCCCGTCGCATCCGTTACCGTGCAAATGAAGGTGCCATCCTTCTCATTGCCCGGCGTTACGCCAGACTGAAAGCCCGTTGTTGCAGATGTGGGTGCCGTGATGGTCATGTTATCGCCGCTCGCATACGTCCATGCGTAAGTGTATGGCGCGGTGCCCCCGTTCACCGTGCATGTCGTATAGCCGGCGAAGACCGGTGACGTTGAGCTTCGCCCTGTCAAAAACGATGGATCGGCATAAGCGGAATAGTAGGTGTAAACGAGATGCCATGAGCCACCGCTTCCCGCATAGACGGATTGCGGCAACCGATAAGCTCCGCCCGAACCCCCATAGGGAATAGTCACGGTGCGCCATGAGCCGCCCGAACCCGCATAGATGGTTGCCCATGCGGTTGCAGTCAGGAAGCCTGCGAAGATTGCGCCGAGCGCGAGTGCGAGAAGTTTGCGCATCAGTAGGTCATCCAGATGTCGCCATTGGCGGGAGTGCCAGATGGGCCGGAAGTGCTGACGGTGATGGTCGCCGTTGCACCATTCGCAAGACCGAGATTGGAACGCGCAGCACTGGCGCTTCCGAGATCGCTCAGGTTGCTTGCGCGCTGTAGGCTCGCAGCAATGGCGCTGGAATAATAGCTGGCTGCGGTGCCCGCCGCGTCAAACGCCGTGGTGTTGGAAGTTGCCGCGGTGCCAAGGCCAAGAGCCGTGCGCGTTCCCGCCGCGTTGGAGAACACCGGAGCCGCCGTGAAGGTCTGCGTTGTCGCCCAGGTGTTTGCGCCGTTGAGAAGCGGGATCGTGCCCCCCGATGTGCCGATGCTGTAAACCGCCGCATTCCCCAAGCCCAAGGCCGTGCGTGTCCCCGCTGCGTCCGAGAACACCGGGGCGCTGGTGAATGTCGCAGTCGTGGAGAACGTCACCGCCGAAGAGAATGTCTGCCCGGCGCTCCATGTATTTGCGCCGTTGAGAAGCGGGATCGTTGCGCCGGAAGTGCCGGTGTTCTGTGTGGCTGCTGTGCCCAGCCCCATGGCAGTTGCAAGCGCGGAAAGCGATGTGACGCCCGTGCCGCCATTGGCGACCGGAAGCGTTCCCGTCACCGCCGACAAATCGCCCACGGGAAATAGTTGATAGACGTTCCCGGCGGCGTCTCCGAAGACCTGAGCGTATTGATGGCTTGGCAGGCTTACCGTCACGCCGGAGCCTGCGGTGATGGTGATGGCGCTGTCAGAGGTGTTGTAGATCGCCGCCGTCTTGGCGAGGTCCGGGATTGTGATGGTGCGCGCCGTGCCCGGCGTGCCGGTGATGACCACCAGAGCATTGCGGGCCTGATCGGGCGAATTGTTCTCGGTCGTGAGCGTCACGTCCCCGGAGGTATCGTCCACGCTGACAACGCCACTGGCGCATTTGTCCAGCATGGCAAACGCCGCATTGGCCTTGGTGCCCCACTGGGTATCGTTCGAGCCTGTCGGCATCTGCACAATGCGGCAGTTGGGCGTGTAGGTGTCGGCGCCGAAGGCCGGAGCGCAAAGCCACGCGCTTGCGGCCAGCGCCAGAGAAAGAAGCTTCCACAGTTTCATCGTTACGCTCCCACGCGGATGATTGCGTTATTGTCGGTCGGCTGCGGCCATATCAGTGCGAAGCTGTTTGCAGCCGTATAGATGGCACCCAGGTCAATGACCGCGATGGCGCGATTATCCTTGGAGGCATTGTAGATCAAGCCGCAGCGCGCCGTGAACTGCGCGGGATTGACGATGATGTCCTCGAAGTCGATCAGTAGCTTGAAGGCGTCGGTAGCGAGTTTCGGAAAGCCATCGCTCAAAGTGAGGTCGAAGCCGCCAGCCGCATAGCCGGTCCCGGACGTTTCGCCATCGCTTGTGTAGGCGGTGAGCGTATCGGGATCGAGCGTGTCGCCTTCGTAGAGCGCCAGCTTCATCTGGTCCACGCCCCATTCGTCTTGAGCGCTCGCCAGCAGGTAGGATTTGCAGATGCGCTGTTTCATAGCGGTGTGTTCGCCACGCTGGATTGACGGGATAGCTGATACTCTGCTCTGGCATTGCCGCGAAACTCGATCTTCGCCTTGGGCAATTGATCGGCTGTGTAGCGGTTCTCCCAGACCTTCACCTGATCGGGATTGGTGAGATATTCCTCCGACGACAGCAGGCAGGCATAGAGAAGCAACTCCGGCACGTTCTTGGAGAGCCATGTGGTGGGGTTGGTTTCCGACAATCCCGCCGGCCGCACGATGCCGAAGGTCAAGACCTGATAGGCTTTGTCGGGCGCGTTCACGAACAGGAGCGTTGATGGGCTGACTTCCGCATAGAAGGTCGGAAGCTCATTGTCCGTCTGGTTTTCCGCCCACGCCTCGCAATAGCTCTTCGTCTTGCGCACAACACGCTTACGCTTTTGCGTGTCGGGATCGACCACATAGAGGTCGCGAATTTTCAGGACGCCATCCGGCCTTGTGAAATTGCGGCTCCCCACCGTGAGATTGCCGCTGTTCAATTCGTCTTGGAAAATCTCAAGGTCCAGATCGCGCAGAACCTTCGACTCGCCCAAGCCAATGATGGCGTCCAAATTGGAAATCATGTCGTCCGACTGATCGTCCGTCATCTGCAAGATGTCGGCCTTGAGGCCCGCATATGTGGTTGGTCCCATCACGTCACCTGAATGGTCGGAACGCCGACTTCGTAGAACATTGCGAGCGAACGCGGAACGTCGCCCGTGGAAAGATCGAAGGCATTGGCGAGATATACGACCGTGCCGATTTGATCGAGGTCGGGCGCGGGGCGTTCCAACGCGATGCCATCGTTCAAGTCTTCCGGCGGTCGCATGAGCGGCGGCTCAGCCCATGCTGGGTCCACCAGCAATCCGGTAAGCGGGTCTTCCACCATGTCGCGAAGGAGCATCCGACGATTACTCCGTGCACACATTCCATACGCTCTTGAACCTCGCGCATATATCGTGTTCATAATCTGCGCCCCCCAAGGTTAATCCCCACATGCAAGAGAAAGATAAGATAGAAATATGGAAGCCCGTTCCAGAAGTTCACGGAATTTATGAAGTTTCTGATTGGGGAAGAGTTCGGCGTGCGGCCTGTCCCCATTGCAGAACAAAACCGAGATTGGTTACGCCGTGCCTTGATGGTTCTGGTTATTTCCAAGTTGGACTTTCCTATGGCGGCAGGAAGCCAATTCGTCGGAAAGTGCATCGTCTTATCATGGCTGCGTTTCATGGTGCCGATCCACGATGGGTAAATCATATTGATGGCAACCCGTCTAATAATCATCTTGAAAATTTGGAGTATGTAACTCCGCGCGAAAACGCTCTTCACAAGAGTCGAGTTCTTGGCAGATGGGGAGGTCCAGCGGGCAACAAGAATCATAAAGCTCTTGATCTTGATGTCGCCGCCATTCTCGAAATGAAAGCGCAAGGGATGAGTAATCGCGCAATTGCCCGTGAGCTTGATTTGAAATGCCACAAGGTCATCGGCGTTGTCGTTAATAGACGGCATTGGTCGCAACGATAAGAATTTCATCGTCTCGGCCTCCGGTTCTTGTGAACAACGAAGGTCGTATCGGCGCGCTCGCGGTTGCCCATGCGGGCGATGGCATACGCTCCCACGGGTTTGCCAGCCGCATAGGTGGATGTGCCGGGACCGCCGTATTTGACATCCTTCTCGGCCATCCTTGCGGGCGCGAACTTCTCCGCCAGATACCATGTCAGGCCAGCCGTGAAAGCTTCGTTCCAGGTCGGCGGGACATCCGCTTGCGCATTCAGGATCGCGGAATCGTAGGAGCGCACCATCGCGTCGTAGATGATGATGTCCGTATCGTTCTCGGCCTTCGGATAGATGTAGCACTCCGCGCTGTTCTGTAGGCGCTGCACCCAGCAACGGTTGGGCATTCCGCGCGTCACGTCTTTGTCCGGGATGGCGAACCAATCGCTGGCGGCAATGAGCGTGATGGGCGTCGTGTAGCTGTCCCGCTTGAGCGTCATGCGCAGCATGTCGATGAAGCCATCGACCGCCGGGGTGAAGGTCTGCATCAGAACGGAGGTCGGTTGCTCAACACCTGAAACGACCTTCCAGAAATCCACGCTGTCATTGTTCCAGAGGTCCAGCATGAGATGGATGGAGCGCCGGGCCGATGCGAGATGACGGGCGGTCAAGCCTTCCGGGTCGAAGCCGATGCGCTCGAAAGCTTCGTCTATCGCCTCGTAGGTTTTGAAGATGGGCGGCAGGGTCATCGTTGCCTCTATCCTGCGGCGGCGACAGCAGGCGATACGACCACGCGGCCCGATGCCACCACGTTTGATCGCTGCGCCAGCGTCACTTCCAGATTGTGCCAATAGAGGCCCGATTGCGGGATATCGCCATCCGAAATCTTGAGCCAGACGTTTCCATTCTTGGGATCGCCGTTAATCATCACACCGTTGGGCGATGTCTTTTGCAGCGTGGCCGCGCCTCCGGCCTGCGGGCCCATGCGCCAGCGCAACGTTGCGCCTGTCAGATCCAGCGGCGTATCGCCGTCCAGGAGGTTGAAATACACGTCTTTCGACATGCCGGCGTCCATCTCGAAATCTTGCCGTTTGTCGCTCATAGGAAATTTCCTCCAAGGACTGTGCGGCTTGAGCGGTTTCCAGCCAATGTTGGCGGCGATACCGAAGAATCACCCGACAGCGTGACGGACGATATTAGGTTTCCGGTCAGGACGTCATAAGGCCCGACAAGACCGGCCATGTGCCCGGCCGCGCCGGTCGCACTCACGCCCACAAGCCAGACTTGCGCCGCTGTCGTGAAGCTTCCTGCCGCCGCATGCGCAATGGCCGCGCCGAGTGGGAAATCAATCTCCGGCAGGGTGAAATCTGCCGCATGCGCGGTCGCGCTGACCATCGCAAGCTGGATGCTCTCTGTCTTCGAGAACGAAGCGGCGGCGCCTGTGCAGGTCGCGGCGGTAAGAGCATGTTGTTCTGCGATGGTGAAAGCTGCCGCATGCGCGGTGCAACTTGCCGCTGGCAGAGACTTTTGTGCCGAAGGGAAGAACGCAGCAACCGCGCCCGTCGCAGCGGCGGCCACAATGCTCGGCCCAGACACCGGGGCGAATGCGGTCGCACTTCCGGACGCCGCCACACCTGCGATCGCTACGTCCACGCTTGAGACGAAGGCGGCAGCGGCACCGATCGCTGCAATGGCCGGCAACGTCTTGCTGGAAGTCGTGCCGATCAGTCCGGCGGCGCCGGTTGCGGCAACGCCAGTGAGCCCGTGTGCGATGGTCTTGGACGGGAAAGACGCAGCAACACCCGTCGCGTGAACGCCGGTGAGATTGAAGCTTGGCGAAGAAAGGATGGCTGCGGCTGCGCCAGTTGCGCTCACCGCCGTCATGGCATGCGTGGCGCTCTTTCCGAAGCTGGCAACCGCGCCGGTCGCCGCTGCGGCTGCCAGCGCGAAAGACGGTGAAGGCACGAAGGGCCTGACCGCCGCTGTTGCGCTTACTCCAGATAGCGCGCGCGTATCGGATGGCGTGAAGCTCGCCACGCCAGCCGCGATGGTCGCTGCCGAGAGAACCAAGGACGCGGTTTTTGAGAACGCGCCAACCGCTGCCGTAGCGGATGCGGCGGGAAGTGCCGCGTTGACCGGGATCTGGCCTGATGTTGAAGCGGCAATCGGCCTTGAGGAAATAGGCGCAAAGCCCAGCATTGCCTACCTCCTATGCCGGTGCAGCTTTTTCCAATGCCTCAATGCGAGCAACGAGAGAGGCAATAGTGGCTTGATCTTTTTGGCGCAGCCATCGCTGATAAATTACTTCCATGGAGTGAGCTTCGGCATATCGGATTCCGTATTCGACGACCTGCTTACCGTTCACATCAAGCACTGCCGTCCAAATGCCATTCGGATGATCAGCCTCGACATAGATGTCATCGGGAGAGCTTGGATAGGGAACGACTTCCCATTTCGGATCGGCGCAGAAGAAAGAATAAACGCTGATGTCCAATCCTCGGTCGGAAAAGACCTTCATTGCCTGTTGGGCGATAAGGCCCATTTTATAACGTGCGCCGCCTTGTGCCGGATCATCGCTTTCCTTTTCCGCGATACTTTCAAGAAGTTGGTAGCGACCCCATTCGATCTCTCCCCACGCTTCCATTTCGGTATCGCTGAGAGGCGAGAGTGGTGTCTTAATGCGCGCATCCGATCCTGTCGTAATTCCATTAACGACGTAGCCATTTGAGTATCGAAAGGATGTCGGCACTCCGAGCTGCTTTGCATTGTCCTGCACAGGAAAAATCTGTTGCGTATCAAATTCCCACGTCGCAGGAATGGAGCCGCCGTTTTGAACATAAATATTAAATCCAGAAGTGGTCGAACCTCCGATTAATTGCCCCACGGTGGACGTGCTGGATAGTGACCAGTTCCTAGAAGCCGTCCCATCAGACAGGATCAGACCGGTTGATGAATATGGTCTAACGCCACCGCTGCCATCAATCTGTACCGGGTGGGAAAGGGCGGAACCTATAAGAAATAGAGATGTTCCATCGGTGCCAATATAACCGCCCGTCGTACCAGCATAAGAGATTCCAATGCTGTAAGTGTTGTTAGTGCTTCCAAAGACATTCGCAACGCTACTACCGACCGAATATAGGGCGGTAGAACCTGCGGAGCCCGGAGCGCCACCGATGCCAACCTTGTTGAATTGCGGGTTCTGCAAGAAATCCGCGCTCGCATCGCACCACACGGTCGGCGTGTTGGCGAAAGCCACCTTCGTTGTGCCACCGGCGCTCGATGACGTGACCGTGCGCGAAAGCGTGTTGGTGTCGCTGTTATAAGTCGTGAGGCCGACTTCCCATGTCGGCGGGACCGCAAGATCGTCTCGCGCCGAATATCGGCTCGTATCGCCATTGGCGAGGATGGCCGACCACGCGCGAAAGCCTGATACCGCTCCCGACAAGGTGAAATCGGCCGTGCCCGTGCTGGATGCGGTCTCTTTGACGTTATCACCAAGGACGAAACTCATGCGCCACCTTCCATGACGCCGGAGCGGTCGCTACCCGGCGTTTAATTCAACTGAAGCAGGCTCGTACCTACGCCGTTCGTCGGCTGGACCAGCGTGAGCGTTCCGCCCGCAACGGTCTGGGTGCCACCGAAAGAACCAACATATACGGCTTTGTTCGTGGCAGACGAATTGTAGATGATAAGCCCATCGGTGCTGAAGCTTGCGCCGGTCCACGATGGATTGACTGACCATTGCCAGTACGCGCCTGTTCCGGACGTCAGCGGTGTGATGTTCTGCGCCGCCGTCCAGGCGAAACCGCCCGCCGTGTAGCCTGTGCCCGATACCTCGTCGGAATTTCCGGTAAGGTTGGAATAGTTCGTCGTGCCGGCGCCGTATGTTCCGGTCGGGGAGTTTTTGCAAAGCGCGGCCTTGAAGACATGGCCGGTCGTCGCCACGAAATTATGGATCGCTTGCGGCAGTTCGCCTTTGAAGCTCGTCGGAAAGGCGGTGGTGATTCCGGCCATCGTGGTTTCTCCTTACTGCGGCTTCGCGCCATGCTTGTGCGCATGGTGGCGGCGGCGGACGTGTTTGTGGGTCGCCATGTGGGTGCCGATCACTTGGCGGATCGTCTGGGTGCGGATGTAGCGGTCGTATTCGACCTGCTGGCTTGCAGAGAGAGGCTCGACGTTCTCCGCCCCCAGCTCGTCGATGTCCTTCTCGCGCTGATCGAGCCACGTCGGACGTGCGCCATAGGTGAAATTGTCCGCCCATTCCGTGCCCTTCACGGCTGCGGAGATTTCGGCCATCGCGGCTTCGACTTCGGTGTCCTCCATCTTCACCTCGGCATCGGCATGGACCATGCCGCGCGTGGAGAGAAGACTGGCTTCCTTGGAATGCAGATCGTTGTGATGCTTTTCCAGCACCGTCGCGATCTTGTTCTGGAAGTCCTGAGCCGCGCGCAGACGCGCACCTGTCAGGCCGTCGCCCAGCGGCGCAAGCTGGCGCGCAGCGGCTTCGGCGTAAAGCTCCGGCGGATGCTCGCCGTGGGACGTGACCATCACCATGCCGCCCGTCGCCGGGTTATGGCTGATGTGAGATTTTGTTGCGGGCATATCTGCCTCCTAACCGTTTGTTTTCTTGATGCGGCCGACCGCAGCATTGGCCTCGCGGATCGCCGCACCTTCGGAGAGCCCGCGCTTCAACCCATCGTTCGCCACGCTGGCCCACACACGGCCTTTGTTGCCGGTGGCTTTCTTATTGTGCCGAGTGGCATCGGTGGGTTTCCACGGCATCAGGGACGCCCCAAGCTGTTGGGCGCGACGGAGAATTTCTGGCTACCGCCGCTGGAAAAGTTCGTAAGCGTGAAGCGAATGGCCGTGATGTTGCGCACCGATCCAATCGCATCCGCGCTCAGATTGTCATAGTCAGTGAGCGCCACAGGTGTGAGATAGGGCGCGCCTTTGGGATTGATGTTGCCGCCGCCTTGGGTGATGGGGAACGGTTCTTCGGCGGTGACTTCGATCTTGCCCGCGAACGTGCCTGCGAGCTTCGATACCTGAAAGCCAATGCCGTTGTTGTCGTATCGGTCCACGATAAACCAAGGCGTGGAGAGCGCCGCCGCGGTGCCGACCGTGATGTTGCCCGTCGCTGCGCCGTCGATCGACACGGCAAGCGGGCCAGTGCCGTAATCCTTGAGGCTGGTCACGCTGGCTGTGTCGGGACCGGCAAGCTCTTCGGATTGCACGTTGCCGTTGCGATCCACGCCCGTAATGGTGAACGTGCGCCCGGTGTCATCGGCATCCGACGCAATGGCGATCCGGCGCGGCATGTCGAACGTCACTTTCCCGGCGTCCATCATCGTGCCCGCCAAGGTGAGGTTTCCAGCAGCGCCGGGCTTTTGCGAAGCCGCAATGCCATCTGCGTCTGCGTCTTCGGGAGCCAGTGTCCAGAAACGGCTGCGTTGCATCGTGGCCTCCTATGCCGTCCGCAAGCGGCGCGTTCGCACCATGCTTACGGTTGCTACGATGGCGAGTTGCACCATGTAGGCCAAGTTCAAAGACAGATCGTAGGCATAGCGGGCCGCGTAGCTGTTATCTCCGCCATGGAAGAACGCCATGTGGCGTGCGCCCATGAGCATGAAGAGCGCTGCGATCCCGAAGGTCCACCATTCGTTGTCATCGTCCTTGAGCCACATGGTCAGGAAGACGATGCCGAAAACGCTGTCCATCAGCGGATAGAACTGGCCGTGGAAAGGCCGGGCATAGAGGACGAAAAGGTTGGATAGAACATACGAGCAAGCCAGCAGGTAAGCCGCTGGCCGCACGCCCTTGATGGCGTCAGGCGCCCGAAAGGCGATGCCGACCGTGAGCATGGTCAAGATGCCGTAGAAGATCGTCCAGCCGTCCAGCATCACGCCCCCGTGCCTTTCGATGTGCCGCCGCTGTCCGGGTGAACCGTGCCCGCTACGCCGCCATAGGCGCCCTGCGGCTGGCCGTCCTGATCCTCCATAGCGAGGGCCACGGTGTTGAGTTGCGCGTGGAGGACGGCAACCAACCGACATTCGGGATAGCGGCTTTCCAGCGCGGCCAACGTGGTGCCGATCCTGGATGCCAGCTTCTTGCGTTCCTCAATGGTCATGCAGCCCTCCGGTCGGCCAGCAGGCGTTGGCCTCGCTCATTTTCACGACCGCCCGATACTCGCCCACCGTGAGCAAGATGCAGATGCCGTAAAAGATGATCTTGAGCCATTTGGTGGCCTCGATCTTTCGCAATCGCCCCCACATACGTTTATGCCGGTGTGACACCGAAGAGCGTCTTGGCGGCCTGCTTATCGTCTGCGGTGGGCGTCAGATAATACTCGTAGGTCTTCGTGCCATCAGGCGCGGAGTTGGGCGCGTAGGTGCCGCGCACATCGCCCGTGCTGGCGCTGGCGGCGTTATCGTCTGCGACGACCACGGTGCCGGAGGTGTCCAGCGCGCCGTTGCCGAAGGCCAAAAGCTGGCTCTTGGCGGCAATGCGATACTTCAGACCCAGCACATTGCCCCAGCCAAGGTTCACGGTGTTGGCGGTTGCATCGCTCGCGGAGATGAGCGCCATGGAGAAGATGGCCGCAAATGCCTTCTTGCCCGCCACGGTCTTGGACGTGCCGGTCGCGCTCACCGTGAGAGTTTCGCTCTGCGGCTGGCCGTAGATGTCGGCACCCTTGACGGTGATGGTCATGGGGACGATCGAGGTTTCGTGGGTGACGCTGGCGCTGACGTTGCGCGCCACATCGAGCGTGTAGGCGACCTGGCTCTTGCCGTCCGTGCTGCGATAGCCGTCCTTGACCGTCGCGCGCGTGCCAGCGTCGAGCGGCGACGTGCCATCCGTCGCAGGCGTGTAGGTCTTGGTGGCGTTGTTGGGCAGTTCCGCGCCCGTGGCGGCATTGATGAGGCCCGTGGCGGCTGCGGTTTTGACCGCGCCAAGCTGCACATAGCAGGCCGGGAGAAATTCGTAACCGCGCGCGTTGGAGCCATCATACTGCGCCATGTGGGGCGGGAAGACAGCGGCGCCAGTCAAAAGACGGTCGGCGGCGGTGAGGTGATGCTTGTTCATCGTAAGCTCCTTTCGAGCAACCCAATGTTTCAGGGCAACGAATGACTGCGCTGCCTATCTCCGGCGGCGGGTCTTCTTTCGTCTTTCGAGAGGAGTCGGCGGATATGACACCGGAACCGCCCAAAGATCAATCGGCAAAAAAAGAGGGGCAGCATTTCTGCCGCCCCTAGTTACTCCCCATGAAGAAGAACTCAGTCGTTGCCCGCGGAAGCGAACGTGCCGCGCGGGTCATGCCATCCAAATACGTACCGTTCTCTGCACTTATAGCGCATGTTGCCCGTCTCGAAATCCCCTTCGATCCCGCGGCTGAGCGCCTTGCGCTTGAAGTGCTGCAAGCCGCCTTCCTGATCGGTCGTGAGGAAGAAGGCATCGGGGTCCGTGAGGAACAGGTTGCAAGACCAATCCGGGATTGTGCCCAGCTTGTTCATCGCGTTGATGTCGCGATCCGCCGTTCCCGGACGTTCCACGCCGGCGAGCAAGCGCTCGGCCACGAACTTCAGTTCCTTCGGAAGGATCATCTTCTTGATGCGGATTTGCGCAGGGATACCGCGGTCATCCACCGTGCCATCAACCATGATGGACAGCGCTTCGAGGGAGCTTTCGCTCAGGTCTGCCGGGGTATCCAGCGTATTGGCGAAGGTGCCTCCGCCGCCCAGAGGATGGGAGGTGGAATACAACGACTGGCCGTCACCGCCCTTGTAGTTAGGGTCGAAGCCGTTGTTGAGGATCGAGGCACCCTTGATCTCCTTGGTAAAGACCATGGAGCGCGCCAGCGACTTGGCATACTTGCCGCCGATGGAGCCATAGAGGCCATCCTCTTCCGCTTCCTCGGTGATCGCGAAGGCCAGCGCGATGGTTTCGGCCTCGAAGCGCGAGAACCACAGTTCACGCCCTTCGTCGTAAGCCACCCCGGAGCCTTCCGGTTTCACCCGGCCGGCACCAAGGCCCATCTCCTGCACCTGTTCCTCGACCGCCTTGTCTGCGGCAACCTGCTCGTAGATGTCTTTCCACATCTCCGGGTAGGAGCGGTATTTCAGGCCGAACACCGCATTCAGCCCCAACTGAAGCTGCTTGCGGAATAGATTGCGATTCATAACCATGGGTTCGCCCCTCCGTTAGATACCGACAATCGCGCCGGCGAAGAGTTCATGCTGAGCGATCAGCACCTCCGCGACAGCGTAATCGCCGTAAGCGTTGAACCCGCGACCGGGCAGAACCGCAGATTCCGCAAGGCCAAGGATTTTGATTTGGTTCTCGGTGTTGCCCGGCGGCTGGGCGGCGGTCCAACCAGACTGTCCAGTCTGAGTGTTGCCTGCGCCGGATACCAGGTTGGCGAGCGCCCGGACGTTCGCCGCAGAGAGCGCATCGAACATCACCTCATAGACGATGAACGGATCGTCGTAGATGAGCGCCTTGGCACCTTCGCCGTTGTAGGTCGCTTGCGCGGCGGGCCAGATTTTCGAGAAGTAGGTGTCGCCCGCGGCGTTGCGATATTCGCAGCCGTTGAAAACGCCCGTGATTTTGTCGCTATCGCCAGCGCTTGCAAGCTGGATGTTGCGACCAGTCCCCGTGCAGACGACAGGATCGCCAATGCACAGTTGGGTGCCGTAGCCGTCTGCGATTGTGTAGGCGTTGTCGCGCACAAGGCCACCGAAGTAGTGGCGCTTCACTCGCAGACCGAACGGCGCGTTGGGATTTCCCATAGCTTTTCTCCGTTGATTTCAGGTCTATTCGTCGCTCGCAGCGATGGGCTGGCGAACGCCTACTTTCGTCTTTCGCGACATGGTGATTGGCCCGAAGGCATCGCCACCTTCAGCCCGGAGGTTGTGATCGCTGATGTGCGATTGCACCAAGGACTGGACCTGACGTTGACGCAGGCTGCGATAGTAAGCCCGCTTTTGCTCGAAGAGCGGGCGCGGCATCTCGCAGAGGACCAGATCGCCCTGCTTGATGACTTCGCCCAAGGATTTGGTTTGCACGGACGGGAACTTGCTGCGTTCGCCCGCGGGAATGCTGCTGAACGGACGCGGGCGCCAGCCTTGGCGGGATTGGTTCGCCACGTTCTTCGCGTCGGCCTTCCCGACAAGATCGGTGCGTATCCAGCGCTGCACCATGTTGGGACGCGCCGGCGGCGCATCGAGCGCGCCCGGCGGCGTCCACTCCTGCGGCCACTGATCGTGCACCTCGTTGTCGAAGTGCGACATGGCGTCGTGAAGATCGTGCATCCCGTGGTGCATCGGCTGATTGTTCTCGACCATCTTCGGCTTCTTGGTCGAGGACGGCGCAGCGGCGGCGGGAGATTGTGCGGGTCTGCGGACCATTAGGCTTGTGCCCTTTCTTTTGCGGCAAGCTGGCGTTTGTCGAACAGCCATTGTCTGCGGTGGGCCGGAATAGCCGGGTCCATGCCAAAGCGTCTCATCTCGCGGAGGTCCGCATTGTCCAGCTTCACCTCCTTGGGATTGACGGGTTGGCGCTGGACGCCGCTTGTGCCGCTGGGGACTGGGGCTGCGCCGCTACCGTTGCCGCGGGTGCGCGTGCCGGTGGCGATGGCGCGACCGTCCGTGGTCTTGATGATGCCCGGATGCAGGCGGTTGAACCGCTTGCCGAGTTCCACGAAATACTCCGGCGTATCCTTGTCGAGCTTGCCTTCGGCGGAGAGGTCACGATCAAGGGCGCGCAAGACCGCTGCCTTGCTGGCGTATTTCGGGTCCGTAAACCACTTGTTGTGCTGCAAGAACTGAGGGGTGAGCTTGGAGCCTTGCTGTTGGGCAGGCGCGGCCTTGGTCTGGGCGCGCACAACCTGATCGACCACCGGATTGCCAGCGGCGTCACGCGGCGCGCGGGCAAGCAAAGCATTGGCGCGCGCTTTCACATCGGCGCGCTGGTGGGCGATGGTCTGCAAATCCACCGCGTTCTGCCGCTGGTTGGCGACCAGATCGGCCAGGTCGTTCGTGAGGCGCACAACCTTCTTGGAATCGCCTGCATCCTGGGCGGCTTCCAGATCGGCATTCAGGCGGTCACGTTCGGCCTTGAAGCGCTCTTCATCGCGTTTCGCTACGGCCTCCCGCGCATCGAGCGCGTTGGCTTCGCCCACGACAATCTGCACGTCCTTGGGGTCGAAGATGATTTCACCTTCGGCCTGGGCTGCGGCGGGGGCGGCTTCTTCCGCAGCGGGTTCTTCGCCCTCGTCAATGATTGGGGATGGTTCGGATTCTTCCTCCGCGACCTTGAGGTCGGGATCATCCGCAAAAGGATCGTCCAAATCCTTCTCGCTGGCCGGGCGCTTCTTGGACGAACGCCGCTCGCTTTCGGCGGCTATTTCGTCATCGAAATTCAGGTCATCCGTTTCGGTATCGAAATCGGGATCGGGATTGCCACGGAGGTCCGTGAAGTCCTCGAAGTCGTCTTCGGCGGCGGCGGTGCGGCGCGGTGCCATTGCATCTCCTTGCGGAGCCGCCCGGCGCACACGCGCGCGATGTCAGCCCCTTCGTCTGGCGTTCGACATCTTCTTTCGTCTTTCTTCTTTCGGGAGGAAGCGTTGCCCGGTTAGGCAAGCTCGACATCAACGGCGCAGTCGCGTCCGTTGAATTGGCCGACATTGCACAGAAGGTGGACTCCTTTCAAGAGTCTGTCCGGTGGGACATGTCCCTTCCGCACCTCGTAAGCGTGGATGTAGAGGTCGTGAGGATAGCCGTCGAGCTTGAGGAACCCATGCCCTTTGTCCCGGCTATACCAGATGACCTCGGCCCGATGTTTCGATTTTGCGTGCGCGCTCATATCACCGTTCCAGCTTGAAATCCCACGGGTTTGCACCCTTTTCAGTGGGGATGCGTCCCAGCAGCGTTTCATCGTTCATCACGATAAGCCGCGTGTCTTTCCACTTCATCCGCTGGTAGCTGTTGAGCGGGTAGAGCCACCACTCGCCACGCTTGGGAATGTCCGCTTGGGTTAAGCCCATCTCGGCGTATTTCTGATGCTTGTAGGCCAGCGGGCCGAGCGCAACGATTCGCCCAACGTAGGTGAGATATTCGTCCAGTTCCTGGCGCACCTGCGGGATGAGGATGCCGCCTTCCGACACCATCGCCGGCCGCAGCGGCATGACAAGGATGCGCCAGCCGAACACCCGCACAACACCTTCGGGGTCAGGTAGTGGCGTGCGCTCATCGTTCGTCCAGTCGAGGCCGCTATCGGCGCCACGCTCTTCCACGCCTATGTCATCCAAGCCGCTTGTGCCCAGCGCACCCAGAATGTCCTTTTCGTCGTTCATCAGTCGTCTTCCTCTTCCTCACCTGCAAGCATTTCGATTTCCGCTTGCGTTCGCTTGTAAAGCCGGAGCGCCATTGTGGCCGCCCGGTATTCGAGTTCGTTCATCTGCCCCGTTAAGATCATGCGCTCCTGATCGGCTACGAGGCGCGTCATGTATTCACGAAGCTTCTTGTTCTTCATGTCCGCTGTCGTAGAGAAGTTTCTGGTTCGGCGTCATGTCGCCCAGCGCCCGCTGGGGGTCGAGACGATCTTCGCCGGCGGTCGCGATGGGCGACGGTCCATTGCCTGAGCCGCCCGAAAGCAGGAGCGCCAGATAGTTCAAGGTCTGAGAGAACGTCTTACCCGTTTCCTTCGCCACGGCCACGAAGCGCCGCGGTGCGATGTCGGACGTGCGCACGCCGCGCTGTTGCAGGAAGGCGCGCGCTTGACGGATTTCCAGTGGCGTCACGGCTGCGGTCATAGACTGAGGCTCCTTACGCTTCCGCCACTCCATCCATCCACTTTCATGGCGATGGCAACGGCCTCGCGGGCATCGGCGCCCATGTAGAGCGCGCCGTATGCCGCCGCGGCTCCGCTTCCCCACGCTGCAAAGGTGCGGATCGTGAGCCGGAAATAACCGTGCTGTTCATAGATGCGCGCCTTTGTGCGGCTATAAATCTCCACAACGCGGGTGCTGTCGTTCTTGATGGTTGGAAGCGGCCATGGATGCTTCGTCTCTGCGAGAATCCGGGCAAAATCGCAGCCCTCCGCATAATCGCCTGTGACGGCAAGGAGACGCCCATCTTCGGTTTTCCACGCCTTGGGGCAAGGATTGGGCGTTTTCATCTCGCCTTGAGACATGAGCGTGTCGAACGCCAGCACGCCATCCCGATAGACAATGGTGGTCATGCGTCACTCCCATCGCTCAGGCCCACCAGCGTCACCCGGTCTAGCAGGTTGATGGACGATACCAGCTTGGAGCGCGCGCCTATCGCTTGGGTATAGCGGGCGTGCTGGGCATTCAGCCATGCCTCGGCTGTCGCACGATCGACATTGCCCAAGCTGACTTCCGGCTTGACGGCTTTCGGGTCCAGCACCTGCTTGTAGAGCGGCTGCAAGTCCGTGAAGGACGCATCCTTGGAATGATCGAAGGTGAACGTCATGCGCGGCCTCCGGGCGTGATGATGCGAGGCTGCGGCACTTCCATGAAATTGCCGCTGATCTGCACGAAGGCAATGAGGTTGGCGCGGAAGAACCGCACCGGTCGATTGTGCGCCTTGTCGATCAAGTCGATGAACCCACGCTCTGTCAGAATGTCACGCGCTTCCTCAAAGGTCTGGAAAACGTCGCTTGTGCAGCGCACGGCCCCGATAGCCGACACGCAATCCACTTCAAGCTTTGCCATCTTCTTTCGTCTTTCTGCCCATCATTGGGCGGCTGGTGGTAACGGCGGCCCTGCTTCCTGGGCACCAATGTCTGGTTGCGGGGCGGGCGCAGCGGCTTGCATTTCCTTGTCGATTTGCCCTGCCTGAGCGGCGCCGGGCTGTATGGCACCTCCGGCTTTCGCCAACGATGCCACGCCGGCCGCGACGTTCTTGAAGATGTTGGCCTTGGTTTCATCGTCCGAGAGATTGTCCTTCTCGGCATCTGCGGGCGGGATTGTGAGGCCGGAGGATTGCATGAACGCGCCCACCATCTGGGCCGCCGCCTGGGCGATGGCATTCGCGGGGATGGGCGATTGATCGGGGTTGTCGAGCGGCGTGCCCGGCGGGGCTGCGATGTTGATAGGCGGCACGGGAACGCCAGCGCCGCGGTAGATGTCCGCCTGCTTGAGCGCGAGATGCTGGGCAATGTGGGCGATCATGGCCGGTCCCAGCGCCTGCTGGGCCTGTGGCAAGCCACCGAATTGCGGGTGCTGCATGAATGCCATGTGGACGGCAAGATGCGCGTCATGGTCCTGGCCCTCGATCGCCACCGCAGGGTGGCCGGTTGCCATGGCGGCATTCTCCGTCACCGGGTCGATGTCGGGCAGCTTCTCGCTGTCGATCAGGACGGTATCAATCTCCGGGTCTTTGAGCGCGGTAAGGAGCGAGCGCAAGACGGGCGTGCGGCGAAAGTCTTGCGGATTGTCCCGGAAAAGCTGGTAACGCGCCTGCGCCAGCGCGATGCGCTGCGTCTGGCTGAAAATGTTGGGATCGCTCACCGGTTCGGCACCGGTAATCTTCTCGTTGTAATCCTGCTGATAAACCGCGAGGTCTTCGCCCGGCACGGTATATTCGTAGCCTTCCGCAGGAATGAACTTGGCATTGAGCTTGTAGAGAATGCGCAACTCCACGCCGTTGGAGAAATGCGCGCGCTTGTGAATGCCCGAATAGACCTTCATGCCCTGTTCGATGAGGGCGACGATCGATCCGACCGGCGCACCCTTGGCATCTTGCTGGCCGGTCAAGAGGTCTGTGGTGGAGGCGAATTTCTGCGCCAAATCCACCAGCGTTCCGAACAGCTTGTAGAGCGCTTCGCTGGGTTCCTTGAACGGCGGCGTGTGGAACGCCTTCGCAAGCTCATCCGATGTCATGTCCACATCGGTCCACTGGCCGGGGCGCATGTGAATCTCGCCCGCCTTCGATGAGGCATCCTTGGCTTTGAAGCCGCCTTGCAAGTTCGCCCATGTGGCGCTGTCCAAGAGCGCTCGGAGCGTATCGGTGCCCGCTTCCGCCAGCGTGCCAAGCCAATGCAAAAGGCCCGTGCCGTAGGCTCCCAAGCCGGGCAGATACCAGTATTCCGCGTAGCGCACGCAAGGCAGGCGTAGCGGGTCTTCCTCTTCCCAGTTGCGGCGAATGGAAACGATCTTGCGGGAATCCTTTTCCATCGTGACCGTGTAGGGCAGCGCTATGCCGTCTGGGTCCGCCATGGGATCATCCGCAAGCACAAGGCGCAGATCGGTTTCGTAGAACGTCCACGCCACATCCTTGGAGGCTTTCTCGGGCGTGAGGCTGTCGGACTTGTCCATTTCCTGCTGGACTTCATCCGGCTGTTCGATGTCGCCAATTTCGTCCAACTGGACATTCTGCGCATATGCGCCGGCGCGCTGGCCCAAGATGTATTCGTTCTTCTCGACCGGGTAACGATGGGTGGCGCGGGGCGCGCTTTGCAGATTGCGCGCGCCGTAGGGGAGAATGAGGTCTTCGGCTGTCACGAAGCGCAGCAAGTTCTGGTCGCGCACATAGTCGTGATAGCCCTTGCGATAGCCGCTCCCATAGATCGCCAGATAGAGCGCGAGCTTTTCGCTCTCCGGCATGTAGATCGGGTCTTCAACCGTAAGCTGGTGGTTCATGTGCTTTTGCACACGGTCGGCGGCTTCGCGCTTCTCCGGCGTTTCCTTGCCCATCACCACGGTTTTGCAGGGACCCTGGGCGGGAAAGATTTCTTCCATGAAGCGCGCCTGGCTCTGCACAACAGCCGTTGTCATCAGCGGTGCAATGACCGTGGACGCGCCCTCAAAGGGTGCGGTGCCGTTCTGCCAGACGTAATCCTTGAGACCGACAATCTCTAGCCCGCGGGCGAAGCGCTGATACCAGTCTGCGCGAGAGCGGAGGTCTGCCTCGATCGCTTCGCTCAGATCGTCTGCGATTGTCGTGAGGTCTGAGCTAGAGACGAATGCCACAAGATTTTCGTCATGCGAAACCGATATCGGCCCCTGTTCCTCCAATGGCCCCGACGCGCTGATTTCTTCCAAGGTGAGAAGATCGGCGTCCGGGATATCGGAGCCGGTCCCATCCATGAGCGTTGTCATGTCTGGGTTGCGCGGATCGGGTGCAGGCGCTGGCGTGCCTTGCACCCGCATGGCGGGGATACCGGGGCCGCTCATGGGAGGTTATGCGCCCTTCGGCTCGGCGTTGGCGAACTCCCAATAGTTCTCGCCGTTGCCGCGCTCGCTGGCGTGTTTGATGTTGTGATGCGTGATACCGCGCCCATCTTCGTCTTCCGTGCGGATATCCACGATGTTGGAGCCGTCCGTTTCCTTGACGATCACGCCTTCCTTGGGCGGCTGATAGCCTGAGGCGGGACGCCCATCGGAAGCGACGTTGGCCTCATGGAGATAAACACTCGCGCCCAACTGCGGGATGTGCTGGACCGCCGCGCTCATTGCGGTGCCTTCCAGAACGGCCACGCGCTTTTCGAGATCGGATACGCGCTGCGTAATGTCCAGCACACCGCCCACATTCTGCCCGCTGGTGTTGATACCGTCCATGAGGATGCTCCCGGTTCCAAGTGATTCAGGATCGCACCGGTAGCACGGTTAATGGCGTTTCGCCACTAGACCTTGTGGTTAGGGTTTTTCGGGTGGGTAGAATAGATCGGAATCTGCAAGCACGGTGCGCGTGATCGCCAGTCGTGCATGGGCACGAAAGCGCCGCGTCCCGCTCCCCGTTTGCATGTCTAGCTCAGGCGGGGTGCGCCATATCAGCGTTCCGCCATCGAAATGGCCGTCCAAGATTGCGCGCTTGAGAGCGTGAAGTGCTTGGGTAGCTGTCTCAGCCCACGATCTTGGCGATCCTTCCCGTATGATTCCTGTCAAACCATATGTCTGGAATGCCTGACCGTTTGGCGCAAATGCTCCGCAGCCGCCGTCCCATACCTTTGTGAAGTGCGCTTCGATTTCCTTGCGTGTCTGCTCGCACATGCGCGCCCATTCTATGGCAGAGTCGTCCGCTTGCATTTCGGGAAGGACCTCTTCACCGGCGCGCGCAGTTTCCAGCCGCGAGAACGCATAGAGCGGCCATAACTGGCGTATGCAATCCTCGTAGGAGAACTTGCGGCCAAGCTCATCATTGAAGTTCGCCGGATCGAGTGGCGCGGATTTGCCTATCACCACGAAGCCGTTGCGCATGGTGAGGACGCAGATCGTCATGGCACGTAGATGTGCGCGCGGCGAGTGTCCTATCCTGAGTGTTATCAGGTGCATATTCGACCGTCGCCCGTCCCAGCGCATCAAGGCCGGTCGTAAAGGATTTCGTGTCGATCTGGCTTTCGATGAACGCCAGCGAAATACGGTTGTCGTTCTTCGCAATGGCGCGGCTGGCGGCATCGGTTTCTTCAACTGACATCTTTCGTCTTCCTCTCAGTGGAGGCGCAGGTTTCCATCTTCATAATCTTCGCGGCGGTCCATCGCATGATGGATGATCGCACCGCCATCATCGGTCGGAACACACCAGCATTCCTCGCTGTGAACGTGAGGCATGAGGTCGTTCACCGGCATGACGTGACCGGTATCGTATTGGCTCCAACCCATGCTGGCGAAGCCGTGCTGCCTGACATCTGTGCCGGTCATCGCCGCGCTCCGTAGAATTGTCTGGACGGCCGGCGGATGCGCGCCTTGGCCTCTGCTTCTTCGTCTATATCCGATCCCAACTCCACCCGGTAGGTCTGGCGGACGTAGATCATGGCGCTTGTCACTGTGTCGGGTAGATCGTCGCTATCGTCGGTCCCGTCGAAGCGGCACTCGGCGCATTCCTTGATGACATCCTGCGCCCAATTGCGGTTCATATACCAGACGGCCCCTTGCTCAAGCACAAGGCTTGCCATCACGGCGCGGGCGTATTTGCCCATTTCCTGTCCGCGGCCGCCGCGCGGTGCCATCCACGGCCAGATAGGCAACGGCCTGGGCTTGCGGATTTTGCGTAGCTCCTTGATGAGCCAGATGCCGGATGCCTTGTTTTCGATCAGGATACGGTCGGGGTGCATCCCGATCTTGGTTTCGTCTATGTCTGCCGCCATTTCTGGGTCGGTCGGGTTCATCTCCAAGAGCGCGCGCTTCGCTTCTTTGCCGCCCCATGCGCCCACAAGCACATGCTTCTTGAGGTCAGGCGCTTCCACGCGATCCTTCCAGCGATCGAGCAGGATCATGTGCATTGAGGGGCGTTCGCCATCGCGCTCGCGATGCTCGAATACGCCCCATGTTGTGCGCGCGCTGTAATCGTTCCGAGTCTTCTCATCGAAGGCGGTATCATACATTTGGAAGACAAACAGGCATTGCGGCGGGTCCTTCTTCGGCCACAGCCGCCAGTGCTGCGACTTAAGGACGAATCCTTGGCTGCGGGTGGGCGTGCCCTGGTAGAGCGCGTTCCAATCGTCTTCGGTTAGCTGGGCTTTGGAGCGCAGCAATTCTTCCTTGCTCCATCGCACGGGGCTGAAGGAATCGCCTTCCTCAAATTTGTGCACATGTTCCATCGCGCCGTATTCCTTGGCGACGATGTAGAGCTTGCGGGCGCTATCTTTGTCCAGGAAGGCCGGGATGTTGAGGACGGTCCATTTGTCCGCACCGGTGTTCTGTCTGGCCTGATCCAGCAGTCGGCCCGGCAAATCGTCTTTCGCCCACCGCGTCATGCTCAGCACGATGGCGTTCTTTTCCGGCTGGCGCCGCGTGTAGAAGCCCGGCCCCCACCAGTTCCAAAGCCGGTCTTTCACCAGCTTGGAATCCTTGTCCTGTTCGGACATCGCGTCATCTACAACGCCCAGGTTAAAGCCTATGCCAGCAATGCCAGTGGTGACGCCGGCGGCTTTGTATTCGCCCTGCTTGCGGCGCTGGATGGTGGACTCCACTTGCGCCAGCGAAGCCCCGATTTCTTCCAAGCGCCAGCGTCCCGCGGCGCGTGCGGACTTGGACATCTGCACACCGGGGAATATCCACCGGTAGGCGGGCAGCGCCATAAGCTCCCGCACATCGAGGGAGAAATTTCGGGAGAGCGGCGTGGAGTGGCCGACCTGAAGGATTTTGTCCGATGGGAATTTGCCGCCCCACCATGAGGGCAGGAATATGGATGCCATCTGGGATTTGCCGGCGCGTGGCGGCATGGCGATCATCAGGCGGTCTATTTCGCCACGCGCGACCGCTTCAAGATGTTCGGCTATGACGCAGTGGACTTCCTCGATGGTAAACCACGGCGCGACTTCACGGATAAACTCGATCAGGCTTTCGCGGCATAGGACGCGCCGCATCTGCGCCCAATCGGTATCAAGCTCTTCGGGTGTCGCTATGGGGGTTCCAGCCATGAGGCCGGAAGCTGTCAGGGTTCGTGTGTCTTCGCAACCTTGGATCGGTTGCGATTATCTGCGTCCCCAGAGACTCACGATTATTGCCGCGAATGCCAAGATGACGGCTACGACATCCAGCACCACCAAAAACTGAATTTGCGTCGGATCGCTCATCATTGACGCATCCACAGCCGCACCGCGGCGGCGATCAACACGATGGCGATAATGCCCCAGCCCATGGCAATCAGAACGCCCGCTAAGGTTTGGTCTTCCATTCCCATCTTCCAAACTCCCCGGCTTCGATACACACCCATGCGCCTATGATGGCGCCCCGCTCATCGTGGGCGCAAATGATCCGTCCCACGTCATACCACATGCGGCCCAACTTGGACGCCTCAGCCCTGCTTTGTGCTTCGTGCGTCTGGTTCATGGCCCTTGCCGCCCTCGATCACCTGAATGCCTTTCGCCTGCTTTTTGCGATAGCGCTCAAGGCGCTCAAGGATGCGCGGGTCTTCCACATTCTTGGGAGCGGCTAGATCGGCCGGCGGCGGAGGCTGGAACTCGGTCTTGAACATGCCCTCTTCCATGCCCAGCAGATGCAGGGCGCGGAGCGCGGAGGCGGGCTTGTGAACGAATACGTCCATGACCTCAACCTTTTTCGTGGCGGGGTTGAGGCGGCGTTTGCGCAAAGGTTTTTCACCCATGCAGACCTGGACGTTGTGAACGAGCTTATCCAGCACCCACTCCCGGCGCCCGACGCTCGCCTCGATCGTCTCAACCATGCGCTGGGATACCTTGCGCGCCGCCTGTTCTTTCAGGTAGCCGATGCGCGCGGAGACGAGGGGGTGATTGTAGAGGTGCGATGCGCTCACCTTGGCGGCGCGCGCCTTACTGAAGCCCGCCTGTCCATACGCCTCCTTGATGGACCCGCAGGCTCCCGTGGCGACGAGCTGGGCGAATAGCTCCCACTTGCCGCGATACAAGGGGACATTTGGGGGCGTGGGGTGCGTTAACATTCGTCTCTCGGATTGCTGGGAACGATGAACTCGAAAAGCAGGATAAGCATGATGCCGAACGGCCAAAGCGCCACGATCCACGGGTCTTGACGCTCCCAGCCATCTATCCCGCGCCGCTGATTATGCGCAGAGATATCCACACCCATCAGGCACGCGCCAGCCAAGTAAAGCCACACGCCGATTATCCATCCCCACATGGCGCTCACTCCGATACCTTGAGGTGGGTGAACTTGCCCTTCACATGGGCGCCGAAGCGCTTGCCTTTGGATGGCGCGGCTACGAAGGCGGCGTGGTGATCGGCGGTGAAATTCTCGTAGCGATAGATCGAGCCGGGAACCTGGTTCAACACTGGACCACTATTTGCACCCGGTTCAGGAGCCTTCCAATTCGCATGACGAAAGTTCAAGCGGCCATTCTGCTGGGCGTCTTCGCGTTCGACATCTGAAGGCTTGCGCCAGAACTGCACGAACAGATGGTTCTTCGCCGGGTCGTGGCCTATGCGGGCGATCTGGCTTGAGCCGGTTACGTCCGTCATGAGCGGTAACACGGGCTTGCTAGGCATGTCTGACATAAGCTTTCATCCTTCTTTCGAGAGAAAGTGGGGCGTCCCTTCCGGCACCGTCGCCCCGCCGGCCGTCTCAGGTGGGGGATGGCTCACCCGCCGGAGAGATTTGTCAGCCCTTCACCTTCTTCAGGCGTGGGTTCTTAGCCTTTGCGGCCGCGCTGGCATTGCGCGTGGAGGCGGCAAGGACCGCACCGGCGCGCTTGGGCGATATCCCCATGCGCTTGGCGATCTGCGATTGCGCGGCCTTGAAGCCTGGGTGGGATTTGGAAGCCATCAGCTTGAGCCTTTCGTGGAGGTTGAGAGCGACCGCAGGTATTTCACCACGCCGGGTGAGATGGACGGACGCCTCAGCATTTCCCGGCTGGCCGCAGATGAGCCAAGCAAGCTTGCCCGCAGGCTGCGAAGAGGCATTCGCATGTGGGCCTTGAGCCTGAGCGGCTTGGGTGCGGTCGGCTGGGTGGTCATTGTGCAGGTGGTCCCGGTTGGAATCAGACTTGCTCTGAGAGCCGTATAGCACGCTCAGGAGCGCCAGTCGTGGGTTAGGGATGGTTCCGGGTGGGCTCCCATACGTCCACGTCCGTGCAGGTGCCGTCTTTGGGCGTCTGGTGGCAAACGACATGACCGGAAGCTTTCGGGGTCGGGAGGGTGATGGCATCGCCTTCGGTGTGGAGGGAGGCTGGGCGGTTATTTGCGGCGTCTGTTTCCTCGTAGATGGGCGCGGGGGCTGGCGGCTGGGCTGCGAAGGCTGGGGTGGCAGAGATGAGTTGGAGGGCGAAGATTATGGTGGCGAGCATCATGCTTTTCCTTTGGCTTTAGAGATTGGCGTTTTGTTCTTCAGCTTCAAGTTCTGGCATGTGGCGCAGTCGCAGGATTTAACCGGCGTTTTGGTTGCCGCTGGATCGTGATAGATCGCGCCGGTTTTCTGTGAGGTATGGCGCGTCATATGAAAAGCTCGCTCCCATTGGGAAGTGAAAGGGATGTTGGTGTCAGTAGTGTGGGTCATGGCGCTTCCTCAAAAACTCTTTTGTTTGTTTCGGATATTCGCGAACGAGTCTTTCCAGAGTTTGCATGTCTCTCTGGAATTCTGCGGAGGCGCGAGCAAAACTCCGAAAAAATTCCACTTGCCGTTCCCAGTCTCTTTGCGCTCGCACTATGCTTTTGGCGCTCATCTCTTGTTTGCCTCTTGTGTTTTGAGCGAGCGGATGGCCGGATACCGCTTCCAGTATTCGCTGTCGCAGCCTTCGTCATAGATCGCGAGTGAGGCTTCGCAATCTGCTAAGTGCCGTTTCAGTTCTTTGAAAGCTTCGGTTTCGTTCACCGCGTGGTGCAGGAGTCCGTCACACTTGGCTTGGAGGGACGCGAGGGCCGCAGCCGGAACGTATTTCACCATATGCCGCTCTATACAGCACGGGATCGGGCTTGGCGACAGCTCCAACCAGTTACAGCTTGAGCAGACTTCAATCTCATCTTCTACCGGTTCGGTGAGAGCTTTGATGAGGCGCGCCGCTGCGAGAAGGCACTCCGCTATTTCTTTCGCTGGCACAGGCTCGGCTATCAGAAATATGGCTTCGCTCATTACCCCCAAGCGCGTAATAAGCGCGGCTATGGCTGCATCAACTGTGGTCATCGAAGATATCCTTTGTTTTGTCGCAACGATATGGAATCTCTTGACCCTCTTCCACGAAGGCCGTGCACCGCGCGCCTTTGCCTCCGATAAGACCTCGTTCGGCGTCTTCGTCCCGCACCCATTCTTTCGGATAATGAGGATCGGAAGTGTAATAGGCGAAGGCCGCGAGAAGGATTGGACATGAAACACCTTCTTCAGGATCATCCCGAAATTCCACGTCGCGCGCGCAGCGATGGCAAAAGCGGGACATGAAGATGTCGCCTTCCGTGCCATTGCTGGGACGATAGGGCACCGTCATGGCAGGCTTCTTTCGTAGCCGTTCACCAGCAATGGGGCATGTCCCTGTGGTTCGGCCGGCGGAACGAGCGCGTAGATAATCAGTAGTGCGCCGATGGCGAGCGCGAAGAACAACAGCCGGAACCAGAACGGCGCGCCGGTTGGCTCGGTGGGCTGCAATTCCAGGAAGGCTCCGTTCCAGAAATCCTCTTCCTCGCGCTTTGTGAGGCGCCGCATACCTTTGGGATAGCGGGTCATTTGGATGTTTCCTTTACGGAAATTGCATTCATCTCATCGTTTATCAGCGTTACGATCCCCGCATATTTCAGCAGCAACTTTACTGCGCTGAGATGATCCATGGTAGCGGCCTGATCGAGAAGCGCAGCGCCTTCTCGCGCAAGCGCCGCGGCGCTCCGCAGTCGAGCGCTGTAGAAGTATTCGCCCGGCTGTAGCGCCTTATGATCTTCTTTCATTTTCATCCTTCATCACTCCCACATTTGAGGGTTGTAGAAATCGGCATCATGCTCTTTGGCGATCTTTTCCAGCAGTCTGACAATGGGGCCGCTGATATCCCGCTTTCCGGTTTCCATGAGGTGAACGCGCTCGCGGATCGCGTCCGCGTTGCCGCTCAACCCCAATTCCCACCCCATGCGAAACTGCGACCAGCCCAAGAAGCCGCGCAGGTGAAGCATCCTGTCTGCGTTGGTCATTGCGATTGCTCCACGATGTAGCTGCCAGCCGGTTCCGCATGGTGTTCGCCGCCCAACAGCACGCCGTAGGCGTTCGGCTCAATGGCGATCACGCGCTTGCGCAAGCGTATCAGGGTTGAATGCAAGACAGATTTGGCGAAGCCGCGCGGGTGCGCGCAGCCTTCCGGTATCTCGATTGTCATTCGGACTTTCATTCCCATGGGCAATGTAACCTCGCGATCCATACAAAACCGGTTAAAGGGTAGAGCGTGTCATCGCCTGTGATGAGGACATATAATTCTCCTGTGCCATCACAGGGGTCACCCACCGCCACAAACTCAGGCCGAAGCGCTTGACCGCCATCCCATCGCGAACGCGCGATATACCAACCCGTTTCGGTTGGCAGTCCATTCATGGTTTCAGCTTCAATTGTCACGAAGCCTCTCTTTCCACGCCCGGTCGGCGCGTTCGCGTTCGATTTCCTCCCGCTTGGCGCATTCGTCCAGGTAAAGCCCGCGCCTATGGAATTGCAGCGGAATGCCCAGCGTGAGGAACACGATGCCCCACACGATGGGATGTTCGAGCGGTAGAAGGTTGGCGACGATCAAGATCGCGCCAGCCGATAACAGGAAGTCCGTGAGAGTTTTCACGCATTGTTTCCTTTCGCTCGCTCGGCGGCAAAAATAGCTTTCACCTTGGCACGCATCTCAATGAGGGCGTCTGGATCGTAGGTAATGATATCCGTATAAAAATTGATCGACGGCTCAAGCGTGAAAAGCATGTGAAGCTGTGGGTGATAGTTCGGATACACCTTGTCCAAGCTTGGAGAGTATTTCCACGGCCAATCTTTATAGGCTTCTCGTTCGCCTTCCGTCATGGGTTTGCGGCGGTTCAGCGCGACCGGCAACATGTCTTCCATGCTGGTGCCCCAAAATCCGAGGGTTTCGATATCGTCGGCTAAATTGCTTGTCGTGAGATTGCAGACAAGACACTTCGCACTTTGATAATCGCGGAGAATTACAAGGCGTAGCGCGATCATTTTGCACCATCCTTCTTGTTGCGCAGTTCAATGCCAGCCTTCGCAGCCGTTCTTTCAAAACGGAAATTCTTGGGAATGAGATTGCCGTCCACATACACTGAGAATGTTTTGGCGTGGAAGCGGCGCTCAATCACGATCCGGGCATCATCGCTGCGCCACTCGCGGGACCACATGGCCGTCCGATAAAGGCGAAACGTGACACCAAGATATTTTCGCATGTGCCCGGAGAGCAGTTGCGCGCTGCCGTGTTCTTCCCCCGGCACAAAGCCATCCGGGGATTTGAATTGTCTCATCATGGGGTGCCTCTGAAATTCAGGATTTCAAAGCTCTGGCGAATGATCTTTTGGAAAATCTCCCACTGCGTATCTGTCATTCGACAAAGCTTCTCGTAGGTTTCTGGGGTAATGGTGATGGTCGGCCCAAACTCATTGTTTCCGATAACGGTTGAGCTTTCTGCGTCTTCGATGGCAATTCGCATCGGACTTCTACCTTTCGTCTTTCAAGATCACACCATGACGCCCAGCAGCCGGAGCCGCTGGGCGCTTGCTATGGTCTATGCGGCCTCTGCGATCTGGCGCCAGTCGTTCGCCGCCAGTTCGACAATCTGGCCGCCAGCGCGTTCCAGTTCGGTTGCCCGATCATAGGACGCAGCATCCTCCGCCGTGCGTGTGATGGCATTCAGAACGCCATAGCGGGTGAGGTCGCCACCTTCGATCAAGTGCCGCAGCACGGACTTCTTCTCGGCTTCCACAAGGTTGAGCCAGGCCGATGTCAGTTCCACAACCTTGATGGGATCGCCGCTGATCCGCTGCTCTGTCAGCGCGCGGACCTGATCCACGTTCTTCTCAAAGCGCACGGTATCGAATGCGCCCTTCACCACGTCCTGGACCTGCATCCAAAGCGCGGCGTCGGTGACGCGGCGCGTCTTGTCCGACATAAGCTCGCGAAGGTTCTCTCCGAAAAGCTCATGCTTGCCGCCGACATGATATTTCTTCAGCGAAGACTCACGGAAGAGCATCATGTTTTTGCAGGCGTGGGTGAACATGCCCACGTCCAGCGACAGCGCGCCCATGCCGACTTCCGAATTGGAAAGGCACAGGGTCGGGCACACGTCATCGTAGGTCACAAGGCTACCGTTCACCATGCGGCGGGTCGGAACCTTGGAAACGATGCGTGGGTCCACGGCCTTGATGTAGAGGCGGTAGTCGGTGACTTCGCAGGAAACCACTTGGAGCTTGAGGTCGGCAAAGATCGGAAGCGCCGCCTCCGCTAAGTCCACGTTCTCAAGCGGACGATACTTGTCCGACAGGAAGGCGCGGACCTTGCCATCGAGCGAACGCACCATGCGTGAGGATGGCTCCTGACGCATCCATGTGTTGACGTTCTCGGCCAAGAGCGCCGGATTCTTGGTCAACATGCGGTCGTAGTAGATCGCCGGGATGTTGGTATGCGTCCCGATCTGGCGGTGTCCCACCTGATTGATGCCGAAGTCATCGTTGCCCAGCGCCAGCGAGACAGCGGTATTCTCTGTGTTCGCCTTCACTTCAATCGCGCGGGTATCCACCACGAAGTCGCGCTTCGTGAGGTTTTGCCGTTCGATTTCCTGCGCCAGTTCCGAGAGTGTCTTACCGTTTTTCATAGCTTCTTTCTTCCTTTGTCATTCCCGAAATTCTCAGCATCATTGCCAAGACCATCCGGGATACGGTGCCAATCGCACCACAAGGCGCACCCGAAGATGCGCCCAAGCTGCGGTTAGTCTTTTCTGCCAGAGCGTGCGCGTGCCTCTTCTTCGTCCGCTTGCTGGCGGAGAAGGCGGCGCGCTGTAATGAGGTGCATACTGTGAGTGGTGCCAAGTTCAACTCGGCCATAGTCCATCATTTCGATGACGACGACATCGAGCATCGCCAAGATGCGCTCGGTGCGCGTGGCGTCTGCTTCTGATGGAACTGAGGTGGAAAGGGGTCGGTTATCGGCCATTTCAATTCTCCCGCCCGTTGGGCTTTTGAGATAACGACCCTCACATAATCCGCAAGCGAACCAATGTCAACTGCCCGCGGTTTGCGCGGATTATTTCATCCCCGCAGCCATCCATGTGGCATCTTCATAAGGCTTGGCTGGCTTGCCATCCTTGGCGCATTTCAGTTCCACCAGCCGGCAAAGAACCTGGATAAGCGCGGCTCGATCGTTCGGCGTGTTGCCGATGCCAAGACCTTGCCGCACTTCTTCCAAGGTGAAGGATTTGCGCGGGCGCAAGCGTAACCATTCTTGCACTTGCTTGAGCGTTGGCTCTGTCACGCTTTCTGCCGCTGTTCGGGATGGGCCGCGTTGAATTGCGCGAGTGCTTCGGGCGGGACTTTGTTGCGCGGATCGTCTGGCGGAAAGCTCCATCGTCCAGACCAGATGCCGGGGCGTTCGGGATTGTAGAATATCTCAAGCCTCTTCACCCATCCTTCGATTGTCGTTTGCTCGAAGATGACCGTTTCGGATTGTGTCTGCTTGGCGCTCGGCGCGCGGATGAAGTTCACCTGATTGCGATACCATGTTGTCCATGTGCGCGGCCAACTCTTGGCGCGCGTCGGCGTCACAGGATCGCCATGATGGGCGCGGAAATCATCCACGATCCGCTCTATTGCCCCGCATAGGTCGGCGCGATTGTGCTTCGTCCAATAGGTGATGGCGGTGGTCTTGGCAGCTTCGTCTGGGAAATCGTCCGGGAGGAATGTCTGCGCTGATGTCGATGGTGGGCGCTTTTTCTTCGGTGCTGGAATAAGCCCGATGATCCGTGACCATCCACCCTCAGTCTTCACCAGCTTCACAATCTCCGGTGCTGCTGTTGGGCCTTGGGCTTTGAGTGCGTGTAGCTGTCTGGCAAGTTCTTCGTCCGTCACAGCCGATATTCCTTGTCGATAAAGCCAAGATCGGGATTGCCGCGCAGGAACGCCTTTATCCACGCCTTGTGATTTGGATAGTGGCGCCAATGTCCGCGGACGATGTGCAGCCGTGGGTGGCGTTTGTCGTTCTCGACTTCGCCCGGCTCAGGCAGGCGCGCCGCATAGCGCGTGCGATGGGCGAGATTGACAATGTGATAATCGTAGATCGGTAGCTTGCCGGCGTGTTCGCGTTTCTGGTTGAGCTTGTGAGGCGCGCGCACCACTTCGGTTTCCGCAACCTCCATGTCCAGCGCCAGACACATGGCGCGAATTTGTGACCAGCAGAGTGCGAAAATGTTTTCGCTAATGCTGCCCGATTCCTCTATGAGGTGGAATTTTCCGTGTTCCCAATCATGCAAGGATGCGAGCGCCCATTCGCCGCTTGCCAGTTCAATGAACATCGCAAACCAATTGTGCATCCCCTCCTTGCCATCGGCGCAAAGGACCACGCGATGCCCGGAAATGCGAAACTCGTAATCGGCCTTCTCGTAAGGCACGCGAATTTCGCCTTCGTGAATGTCCGTGGACTTTGCAAATGCCGCCGCCCAATCGTGTTGAACGACAAAGGTGTGACCGCCGCGCACTTCTTTCTGGAATGCCGATCGTGTTCCTTCCGGCATCCCCGCCAAGATAAGCTCACTTGTCATCGCGGCTTCCATGATCTTGTGCATACCGGTTTCGCCAAGGCGTTGGAGAACCGGCGATTTGTTTATCTCCCAAATCTCACTTCTGGCTTCGGCGCGTTTCAGCCTTCGCTGCGCCTCTGTGAGTTGTTGCTGTTTCTCCGTGTATTTTTCTCGGAGAGCTTTCAGCTTCTCCTTCCGTTTCAACCGTTCAAAAGCGCGCTGCACCAAGCCTGCGCGCCGATGATTCTCTATGGAATGTTCTTCCAATATCGCGTTTATCCGCACCGCCTCCTTTTCCACTTCATCATCGGAAACATGGGAAAGAGATGCCTTGAGGCGTTCGAGCATCCCATGTGCACCGTCTTGAAAGAATGCCGCGTCGGCCTTTTGTGGATTTACCGCGTCTAATTTCTTCTCGAAATTATCAATGTTGACTTTTTTAATCACATGGAAGGTTGGCGTCTTGCCGTCTTTCGATAGCTCGCGAAGATCGACCTTCTCGTCCATGCCGATATGTTTCAGCTTCCCGGCTTTCATTGCCAGCAAGCGCGCGAGGTCTGGATCATCGCTCACGGCATATCTCTCTCGGTTAAATCCTCGATCCCACCGATAATCTCATTGCGCGGACGGATGAGGAAAGCATTGCTGGGAGTGCGCAAGCCTGCCGTCCCAACACCTCCGACCCGCTTCCACGCATCGGCATTCACACGCACGATAACCGGCGGACGCGCACAGCCGGAGTGCGTCATAATTTCAATCTCGCAATCCTTCGGATACCGGGAAAGTTCTGCGATCAATTCTGCGATGGTCATTTGTCCCTCGCCAGTGGAATGTTGTTCTTCGTCGCAAACCAGCGGAAAACCTTGATGGCGACAAGCTGCCCTTCCTGCTGGCGCACGGTCTTTTCGTGCGGCCCGAATATCAGCGAACGCGGAATCCACCGGATGACGCCCGCGCTGTCCCGGACCTTAATCGCTGCCCGCCCATGGGGTGCTGCAATTATATCCACGTTGATCTTCACATAATCATCGCCGGGATTGTGACGTTCCTCCCGTTCGGGCCTTGGTTCGTTAAACGGCATTTTGCTCATCCCATTCTCCCTCTCTAGAAAACTTCCCTAGTGATTGCTCACTGGAGAAGTGACCGTGAAGCGGTAGAGGACCGTCTGCTCCCCATATCTCAGGGTAGTTACGGTCCCTACCGGGGGTGCTTGCTCACCGGAGCCAGCGACCGCTTGCGGTATCGGATGTGGGGTGCAGCCCCATCCAACGGAGGTGTTCTTTCTCTAGGACCTTGCACGGTCCCGGTGGACAGGCATCACCCCTTCGGACTGCCATCGGCCCATGTGTCCACGCTCCCGACAGTTGGGCCTGGTTATCGACTCGCTACCCTGCCGGTCACGGACCCGGAAAGCCTCCGGGGGCGCGCAAACGCCAGCGAGCCGCCTTGGAAAGCCAAGGCACCGAAACCGTCTGTAGCGATTGGAGGGGTTGCTTTCCGGCCTATAAATCGCGATATTCTGCGCAAGGCTTCAAGCCCTCCGATGCCGCTACATCGGTTTCGCCCCTGCCGAGTTTGCGCTTGGCGGGGGCAATTTTTTCTGAGGGAATGGTTTCCCTTCGACACGCCGATCATGGGCGCGATTCAGGTTCCGGCACAAGTCCTTGAATTGGTAGGCGCCCGGTGCCGACTCGCAATTTGTTGTGTCAACCGGGAACGGCTGTTGAACGGGTTGATGGAAGTCTCGGACATCCGCTATAAGGCTCGCGCAGGGATACGTCACTAGCAGCGACGGCCTGTCAGACCAGATCATCTGGTGATCCGGTCCCTAAGCGTCCCTCCCGTTACAAGTATTTCGTATCATTTTGCGAAATATCGGAATTTCGATATTTGTTCTCTATGCAGGGCTTTTTCATGCGCCATAGCGGCGAGCCTTCGGCTTCCGGGACGAACCGATGGACGGTAACCAATCCGCGCCGTTGTCAGGTCGGGGACGAAGGCTCACCGCTGCGGCGGCGGGGGAAGCAGACCCGCATGGAGAGCAATGGCGGCAACGGCGCGT